GAAACCAACCAAGATGGTGTTTTCAACCATGTATGGGTTCTTGTAGACTTGGAAACGACTTGCGAAGTTACCAACCTTGCTTACACCCATTGCGAACTTGGCGCTGTCACCATCAGTGTTGACAACGAAGCCTGGAATTGACTCCAAGATTGTTGCAACGTCTGGTGAACAGACGAGGAAGTTAGCACCACCACGGAGGGTCAATTGGTGAATCTTGTTGCTGACCTTTTGGATCTTGTTACCAAGAGTTTGGAACCAAGTTGACTTGGTGTAGTATCCACCGGTACCAGCGGTTGTGGTATCAGTGATGACTCCACTGTCGCTGATTTCACGGTTGATCTTAGCGCTCCAACGTGAGGTGGTTACGCTTGGAACGTTGGTGATCAACATGTCAAGGATTTCGAGGTCGATTTCCATTGATACGTACTCACTCAAGAGAGCAGTCAATTCTGCCTCTGCGTCGATGCTGTGGTAAGCATTCAAGTCTTGAGCAAGTTCAGGTGTCCAAACGGCCTTCAACTTACGGGTCTTGGCAACGATTGGCTCACTCTTCAACTCAAGGTTAACTTCAGGGATACCGATTGAGCTCAAGCTGTCGGTTGTGGTCTTGTCTTCGAAATCACCACGATTGCTGTCCTTAGGTTGTACACTGTAGTTAACGGTCAAGCTAGCAGAAGCTGGGTTTGAACCGGAAACAACGAAGGTTACTTCTGAACCATTGATTGAGGTCAATGATGGGAAGTAGGTGTTGATGCTACCTGCGGTGATGGTGAATGAACGAACACCGTTGGCGTCGAACACGTTACCAGCAGCACTTGAAGCACTGTACAAGTTGGTGGTGGTCAAAGTGAAAACTTCGCCAGCAGCAACAGATGCACTGAAGGTTGCGTCATAGTTAACGCCACTCAAACTTGACACAGCAGCGCGGGTAGCGGTGATGTGATTGATTGATTGATCGTTAATTGAGTAACCGAAACGACCTGCACCGTAGAGACCACCAGTTGCACTATCGGTTGAACCGAGCTTGGTGCCGGTACCGCCGAAGAGTGAACTATAGTTGTTTGATGCATCCTTAGTGAAAGCACCGTTGTTGGTACCATACTTGAAGTCTAAATAGAAGATAAGACCGCTTGGGAGGTTCATTGGTTGAACGCTCACAAACTCCTTAGCAGCGATTTCAGCAAACACACGGCGAACGAGTGGGAGAGCAACGCCTGCCCATTGTTCACTGTTTGATGAAGTACCGGTTGCGGTAGCTTCGTCAAGAAGTTGCTTTGCTTGGTTTTCAAGAAGGATTGACATGTTTGCCTTCTCGACGCCATTTAGGCCTTCGAGCAAACCAGTTTGATCCCACTTTGATTGTAGTCCACGGGTCTTGGCCATAAGCTCTGCCTGTGGATTCATATTTGTTGTTAGAAGTGACTTTACATCAGCACTCATAATATTATTCCTGTTTGTTTAATTTGTTGTTATCAGACTTTATTACTTCTTAATGCCAGCGAGCGTCTTGAATCTCTCTGCCATTTGGTTACCACCAGCAACAATTGGTTGTGATGGTTTTGTACTTGCAACTGCCTTACTTGCCAAACCTTCGGTGATAGTAGTTGCAGTTGTATTTTTCTTCTTAACAACTGATCCACCCAAATTAAACGATTCGGCCATAATAGCATAGGTTAATTTAACCTCACGTACACTCGTAGTGAGATCAAAGTTTTCGACAACCTTCATCTTTTGTTCATTGTTCAAACTAAATTGCTTGAACAACTTGTTGGTATAAAGCAACTTGGCATTCAACAAGTTAACTTCATTGATTTGGCTGCGCAAAATTTCAACGGTCTTCATTGCTTCATCACGTTGTGCGGTGACTTCTGCAATTTGTTCCTCATAAACGGACTCATCCTTTTCAGAGTCGTCGTCATTCTTTTCCTTTTCTTCTGCCTCACCATCTTCCTTCTTGGCTTCACTTAGACCCTCTTCGGATTCAAGTTCAGCGAGAAGTTCGTCAAGAGAAATCTCTTCGATTTCTTCTGCGGCAGGAGCAGCTGCGGCATCAGGAGCAGGTGCTGGAGCAGGAGCAGCTGCGGCATTAGGATCCGCAGGAGCGGCTGGTGCAGCGGCCATTGGGGTATCAGACACAGGAGCAGCTGGAGCAGGTGTGTCAGACACAGGAGCAGGAGCAGGTGCTGGAACAGCAGTTGGATCTGCTGGTGCAGCAGGAGCAGCCATCATGTTTGGATCGGCTGGAGCTGGTTCACCTTCTTCTTCCATTGCATCCTTTTCGAGTTCGGCAATAATTTCTTCCAATTCAGCATCACTGATTTGGTCTTCTTGTGCCATACCATCTTCTGATGGTTGTGTCATAGTGTCGTTTGAAGAAATAGCATTACCAGATGACATACCTTCATCTGCGGCTTCTTCCTTTAGTCTTTCTGCGAACAATGCTTGCACACGTTCACCGAAGGCTTCTTCAAGTGCTACCTTTGCATTTGCAAGAGCGGTAGCACGAACTGCCTTAGCGTCCGCAAGCGCTTCTTTTAATAGATCTGACATATTATATTTTCCTTGTGGTTCTGAAGTTATTGAGGAGGAACTTCAATCGAATTTTTTATTATTGTGGCAGCAAAGACTTTGCCGCATTTGAATATAAATATATACGTTTTTTTTAAAACATATAAAAATCTTCATGTTTGTATGGTATTAACGTCTATTTATATAGCATCGTAATTTATGTCTAAAGATTCAAAAACACAGCTTAAAACACTCATTAAGAAGTTGATATATGAGGTGTTAGATGAAGCTGAACGTGAAACTATCGTTGATAAAAAGGAGATTCAGTTGAATCCTCCTAATACATTTGAATCATATTTGAAACAAAACGTGGGTGTTTCATTTACAAATGAAGAAAGAGTAGCATCTACAGTTCCAAACATACGTACTCCCTTTTCACGTACCCAATTTGAAATTCGTTATAAAAGTACCGAAGATATTTTAAACGGTGGTAAAATGGAAAAGATTAACAAAACCACCGTAGTTAAAAAGATTCGTTCTGGAAACTTGTTGGCATATAAGAGTTTTACTTTGATTGAACCAACACAAAAACCTGAATCCCCCGATCCAAAAAAGCCAGAACCAATCAAAGTGACAATTATTACATCTGACAGTTTCACTAATATCAAAGGTGATACACAACTGTTACCAGATTTCCTTCAGAAAATAAATGACGCTGGCAATATAGGACTATAATATGGACAAAATCAGTGGAATAGTACAAACACACAATCCAAATAAAGAAGGTAAACATCCGCATTTGATCAATCGATCAAAAGCAAGTCACATGTTGAACCCACAGAAAGTGGAAGATACAGATACCAATTTGGTTCCTCTTAAAGATTGGAAACCCGGTGATATTGAAATGTTTGCAAGTATGGGGTTCTCAGGAGTAAACTCCGGAGACGAAGGATATCACATGGAAGAAGACAGTCTTCCTACAGAACTTGCAGATGAAAAGAAGTTTACACGACGTATATCCAGAACCAAAGATCATAAATGGGTACTCGAAAAGAAAAGTTTTTCAGAACCAAATGGTTCTTACAAATTAGAAAAAGTATATGGTAAACTAATGGGTACCGATAAAAATCCCGGTCTATTAGATTATTTTGATACATTAACAAACGAATTGACAGAAAATCTATATTTATACAAAAGTATGAAATTAAAATCTATCATAGAAAACCTTCCAGCATCAAAGATGTCACCACCTCAATCTGACATCACCGCAGTAAGTAAACACGCTGTTGCTGAAACTACACACCCAGAACCAGTCGCACAAGCACCAGTGGTTCAACGTGGTCTATCCAAAGAACAAAAGAAGATGCTTCAAGAGTTGGTGTTTGAATATAACAAATACAATGAAGTGTTGGAAGCACGTAAAACTTTGATGGAAGTCGCCAATAAGATGGGAAACATCGGTGAACTATCAGAAGCATACTTGGTAGAAAAACTTCATGAAGGTAACAAAGAAGAAAACGCATGGTTCGAAGAAAAGACCATTCGTAAACATACTAACGAAATCAAAAAGATGACCACCGAATTCAAGAAGATGGCAGCTGACTGTGAATCAAAAATGAGAGAAATGCAAGGTCTATATCAAGAATGTGGCATGATGTTGGAACGTTATTTCCACATGGAATAATTAATGTATAAATAAAAAAAGAAACCCACTCGAAAGAGTGGGTTTTTTGTTGTTCAGGTTAAGTATCAGAAGTAATTCTTGTAATCAGATTTGAAGTTTTCTTCGAACTTAGATTTGTCGAATGACAACGGCTCGCCAGGTTTGACAATATCAGAACCGGTCTTTGGTGTTGCCTTAGCTCTTGTACCAGCTGCGGCCGACTTTGTTCTTTCAATTCCAGCCTTCCTATCCTTTTCAGCAGCGGCCTTGTCATCATCCGCTTTCTTGAGCTTAGCTTGTTCCTCGTCACTGTCTTTTTTGGCCTTATCTACCTTTGCCTTTTCTTCATCATCCTTTTGAATCTGAGCCGTGTCGTCTTGACCATTCTTTGCGAGAGCAGTTAATTGATCAAAGATTTCTTTACCTCTTTTCTCATTTGGATTGACTGTAACAAATGTTCCGTCTTTTTGTCTATGACTCCACGCACCTTTTTCAAACTTGAAAATATTTGGAACGTTTCCAAGTTTTACTTTTAACATCAAACCATCCTTGATATTAACAGTTGGGGTCAAATCAATGTCTTTAAACAAGGCTTCCACTTGTGCATCAACCTTCATACCAGAAACAAGTTTTCCATTAATAATATCAAAGATATCAAGAATATCCTTGATCACAGGCTTAACTTGTTCTTTTGTTGGACTTGCCACATTCAATGCTTTTAATGAAACTGATAATTGATTAAGTTTAGTCAAAAACGCTTTAATCAACTTCAAATCCTTTTCATTAACATTTGGATCCGCAGCAACATTTTTCTCACCACGACCTTCAATGCCAGGTTGTGCATAAGTTGCATCCTCAGTAACAGGTGTTGCTGGAGTTTTTGGTAAACGAGGATTCATCACCTGACGTAATCCATAAGTAATGTTTACCAACAATGGTATTAACGCCCCCAACTCCTTAGCAAATGTATTAATATCTGCCGAAGTCATTGCTTCTTTAACCAATTCTTTTCTCAACTGTTCAACATTACCACCCAATTGTTTTTGAATAGATGCTTTGTTAAGATTACTCAATGCAACTGATTTAATTTTTTGAAGTAATGCTTTTGCATACTTAGCATCAGCAGGATTTGACATCTTCAACGTTGACATCGTTTTAATACGATTAGCCAAACCGCCTGCAACCAATGGATTTTGTTTTACAGAAGTTAATTGTTTAGTCAAAACCGGAGTCAAATTAATTGGAGTACCACCGGCAAGTTTTGGCTCAGGTGTACCGGGCTTCGCTGGTTCTGGTTCTCCTGGCTTTGTTGGCTCAGGTTCACCGGGCTTCGCTGGTTCAGGTGTGCCTGGCTTCGTTGGCTCGGGTGTACTTGGAGTTGTTGGATCAGGTGTGCCTGGCTTTGGTTTTGGTGTTTTGCCACCGCCTCCACCGCCACCGCCTGGTGCGGTTCCACCGCCACCGCCTCCACCGCCTGGTGCGGTTCCACCGCCACCGCCTCCACCGCCTGGTGCGGTTCCACCGCCACCACCTCCACCGCACCACCGCCTGGTGTAGCTGGGGTTGGAGGTGTTGAAGCTTCTTTATCATCTACAACAACATCTTTAGGAAATTCCAATTTATATTTTGGAAACTCTGCCATCAAACTTTCAATGATATCAACAGCAGTTTTTGCTTGTGGAATTTTCTTTAAATTGTCCACCAACTCTGAGGTTGATGCACCTTTTACTTTAAATGTCTTTGCAACATCTTTTAGATATGTTGAAATTTCTTTTCCAATGTTAAACTTAAGATTCTCAACTGCTTTAAGTTGATTTGGATTCAATGTAGGTGCAGATGGAGTAACAGGAGTCGTTGGTGCTGTTGCAGGAGCAGATGTTGCCGGATCCGCTTCAGATAAAATATCTTGTACGATATTAGACAACATCAAAGATTCATTTTTAATTGAAGGAATTGCTCCTACAGTGGCTCCCACCGGAGCACCACCAGCTAAAGTTGCAACACCGGTTTTAACGCCAGCTCCAACGGATGCTGATGCGCTTTCACCCTTTAACAAACCTAGACCTGTACGTAAAACAAAACTGACAGCCGTGGCAAGAATAAACACTTGTGAAGAAGCTAATACACCAAGACCCAATGTTCCTGCACTGATAGCTGCTGCAAAAGTTAACAAACCAATAATGATACCAGATTTAATTGGATTTTCACGTCCATATTTTCCTAATGCATCGATGGTACTAAGAATGGTAGAAGTTTCTTTACCAGATGAATCTATCTTTGATAGTTTATCACGAAGCAACTTTTTCTTTACTTCAAACAAACGATCAAAATCTTGTACTGGTTGAAGGTTTTGAAGTTTTGCCCATTGTGCATCAAATACTTCATTTAATTTACGTGCCAACTTTTCAACACCACCGACACCAGCAAAAGCAGTTCCGGTCAACATTGCTGGAGTTAAAAGTGTACCAGCAAATGCTAAATCACCTGCACCACTTGCAATTTGTTTACCCTTCTGCCAAATTCCACCGGCCCATCCACTCATCTTGACTGGAACAGAACCAACTTTATCAGGTATAGATTTATCAAATGTCTTGAGTTGACCTAAATAATCCCCCAAACTTCTTGTGAAGTTTTGGTTTCTGGCTTTAAGATATGCTTCGTTTCCTGCATCAGTTGTGGAACCTTTAACACCAAATTTATTTTGTACCCAATTGCCAAGTGTACCACCCAACTTACCACCGGTGGCTAACTTGTTGATACCAGCTCTAGCTTTTGCTCCCAAACCGGCAGCTTTTGCTGCAAATTGATCACCAAACTTTTCTTGAATAAGTTGTTCGGTAATCTCAAGATTTTCCAACTGAAGAATCAATTCTTTTTGAGCAGACAGTCCGTCAATATAGTGTTGAAAAAACTCTTTGGTTCTATCGCCAAAAAGTGATTCGTATTGATCAAAAAAAGCAACTTCCTCGGAAAGAAGTTGCTTGAAATATAAATTTTCAATTATCAGTTGAGTGTTGTTCATATTTTATTTAACTTCAGAGATTATATCGTGAATCAACGATTCAATTTTTGCGTATTTGTTTACAGTAGTATTTTGTACAGACTCATTCAATGCACCAGTTGGAAATAAAAATGCTCCTCTGGTCGATGGATTACTTACAAAATCAAATGCAATAAGTTCAAAATCGTCTTGAACTTCATCTGCATTTTCTCTTACATTTTTACGTACACTTCCTAAACCACGACTACTAATACCCAACTTAATACCGGCCTTAAAAAGTGCTTTTAAAATATTACCACTTGGTGTAGGAAGTATTTCTACTTTACCAACCAAATCATCACCATTCCACATCATTTCAACAACGTTATGACTGACGTTTTGAAGATTGACAACGCTACTGTCCGGATGGTCAAGTTCACCCAATGCACGGCGTTCTTTTACGAAGTTGTCTTCATACTTCTTGACTTCACGTTCCAAAATATCTTTTGGATATACACGACCGTTTTGATTCTTTGCGTTTGCACGTTGAAGAACACCTTGCACGATCATAGATTTTGATGGATCGTCAGTTGCTTCATTCAACTGTCCACCAATTGGTTCAAAGAAAATCCAACCTGTTTGTACTGTTTTATCCATAATTAAGCTTGTTTTTTCTGTTGTGGTTGTGCAACGTATTGTGTTTGTGGCATTGGCTTAGCGGTTTGAATTGCAACTTGTCCACCTTTTGTTGTTGCTTTTGTTCCCGGTTCAGCAGTTTTTGGTTCTTTAGGCTTTTCTATCTTTAATGGTTCACCTTGACCCAAAATTGTAATCTTGAATCCGGGCTTCAAAAAGTATTCCTTATCATCCTCGTCACGTAGAATTACTACATAACGATCATAAAAATAGTCAAGACTGGTACTTGTTACTGAGATTTCATAATCACGAACAGGTTGACCGTATCCTTTGGATGCTTGTATTGATACCTTCTTACCCAAAACTCTATTGTTCAAATTTTGTAAGAATGCTGCTTTTGATTCAGCCGTTGTTCTTGCAATCTTTGCTTCAAAATCACTAAAATCTGAACTAACATTATAGTCTACAGAAGTAGCAGGCAATGGTTGACCGCCCGCAGTCGATGTACCAAAATGTTGAGGATCGTTTTCGTCCTCGGTAAGTAATTTGACAAGTGAAATCATATTATTGTATTTTTCTTAGTTTTTCACCAATAGACTTGAGTCTAGCTTTGATTTCAGCCATTCTATCAGATGTACGTTTCCACAAAGTTTCATTTGGAACTTCCATCTCAGTCTTAAGTTTATGGTTAACACTCATTAAAAAGTCTACTTCTCTAAGCATCTTTGTGATTTCTTGAGTAATCAAAGAAACCTTATAAGAATTCTTCTTAGGATTTTCTTTCAAACGAATATAACGAGATACCGCCTCGTTTAACTTACTTTCCTTTTCAGTAAGATCTTTAATGCCCTTGGTTATTGTTCTAATAAACTTGGTCTTTTGATCTGGTGTTGCTTTTGAAATTTTCTTTTCAAAGTCAGCGTCATCTTTACCGGGATGTTTATCAGCCCAATCAGGAACACCGTCACCATCTGCATCTGGCTTTTTCTTCTTAACTTCCTTCTTTTTCTTTGGTGCCTTCTTTTCGTCAAGTTCTTCTTCTTTTTCTGCAAGCTTTGAACCGGGATTTTGTTTCAATGTAGCCTTAGTTGCACTATTACTACCACGTTGTCCAGGCGCTGCAAAAGCACGTGGAGTTTTAATGCCATCAATTCCACCAGTTCCACCAGTTCCACTAGTTGTTGATGTTTCATCAAGATCTTGTAGTTCTTGTTTAATCAATTTCTTGATAAGTTCTTTCAACTTGGCTTCATCTTCTCCGGTAATCAAATTTGGAGTCTCTGGTTTCTTTTCTTTACTCATATTATTTCAAGTTATTAAGTTCTTTGACCAATTCATATGACAATAATAATGCCATAATATGATTGTCTTTGACAACAGTAGAAGGTTTTACTTTATCCAAAACATTAGTGATTTCTGTAAGTTTAATATAAACAACTTGATTATCTTTAATCTTGGATGTAGAATCTGATATAATTTTCTTAATCTTTTCAATTTCTTCACAAACGTATTTGGAAAGAGAATTGGTATTTGATACGTTAAGAATGTATTCACGAATAAGGTTCTTTTGATTGTCATCAAAATCCTTATACTTGGTATTCATACCTTCCAACAACAATTTGTATGCGAGAAGACGAATATCCTCGCTTTGTTGTTTATAGTATTCCAACAATCCTTCATCATTATCAGACTTTTTAGTTACTGTTTTGCACAAAGACTCAATGATGGATTCTCTGGATTGAACTACTTCTTTAACGTCAAACTTGGATGATGTCTTATTTTCGAAGACTTTATAAATGGATGCAAAAATACGATAATTCTTGATATTGGCTTTTAAGAAACTATCAATTGGATAGATTTCTTTTATCTCACGGATCAAATCGTACTTTTGTTGTGCTAGTCGTTTGTCATCTAATTGTGCCCGTGATTCCAATACCACACTGATTATTCTTTCAGCGTGAGAGGCATCTCTAGCTTTTTCGTTTAGTAGGAAATTGTATAGTTGATACTCTTTACCTAATTCGGTATTCTCAGAAAAATACTTAAAAAGAATTTGTTTGGCAGCTGATTCATCCTTACCCCCAATAATATCTGCTGTTATTTGACGGGTAAGCAGCTCAAACAAAATTCCCGTATTTTTGAACTTTGAATGCTTCGCTTTGTGCATATTAGTAGTTATAATTTATAAATATATCAATTTTTGATGAAACTCCCATAATTGTATTATTCTAGTATGTTAGATTCATCCATCATGGATTTTTGTTTATTTTCGGAAATCAATGTTTGTTTTTCTTGTTTTGCAGTCTTGAGATATGAGTCTAAAGTAGTCAATTCCTTATTGATACTTTCAAGACTAAACGGTGAAGATCCTGTGAACTTATGATTTGGGGATCTATCTGCTTTAAAATCCCTATTCATTTCAAGATGACCGAGTGGATCTTCTCCGAATGGATAATTACTGGCCTTTTTCAATCCTTTTTGAGACGGACGTTCATAGTCTGGCTTTGACTTTTCCTTCAATGTAGGAATTTCTGCACCACCAGCTTCTCCTCCACCAGCAGGAGCGGATTCACCGCCAGCTTCTCCACCGGTTTCACCGCCTCCACCACCGCCACCGCCACCGCCTTCTTCTGGACTAACTTTTTGGAATGACTTGGCAGGATCATTACCTTCTTCTTCAATCTGTTTAAATCTGTATGTCTGTTTTGCGTCATCAACAATATCGTTTTTGATATTGTTCATGTCATCATCTGACATATGGAAAATTTCGTTGTATACCCACTTTTTACTAAACAACTTATTATCCAACATGTCTTTAGCGACAGATACCTTATTTGACCAAATGTCGATCTTTTCCTTTTCAAATACCGTTGATGGATTGGTAAGTTCCAAACTAAAATCAACCAAACTTGAATCTCTGTATCCTTGTGCATACAAGTGTACAATACCAATCTTGGTCAATTCACTGATAAGAATTTGTTGAATACGTTGAATTGTACGAGAAAAACGAACATCTTCTTGTGCCAATGTAGCTTTACCACTCAAATCTTCATCATAACTCAAGAACGCCTTAGGTATCTTGAGAGCAGCCATCATTTTCTTACGCAGATATTCAATATCGTCCGTGCCAGTGAATTCCATGCCACTAAGAGATTCAATGCTGGTACCACTATCACCACCACGAACAGGAAGATAAAAATCTTCAACCATGTTTTGAAGATTGAAACGAAGATTGTAATCACCACTTTTTTCATCGATATATGGTACCTTTTTGGTTTTAGCAATCAACTTTTCCATATATGAGTCAATCTCGTTTGGAGGAATATTACCAACGTCAATCTTGAAAATACGTTTTTCAGGAGCACGCATAATACGATGAATCAACATTGCGTCTTCCATCAAACTCAATTGTTTCCAAACGCGACGAGCACCTTCCAACATACTCTTACCATATGGCAAGAAGTTACTATCACTCAATAAACGAAAATGTGCTACTTGATAGTTTTCAAGATCTTCGACCTTACCACCGTCAGGTAGGTTGACTTGAAATTTGATATAGTTCTTATTATACAAATCACTGTTTTCAACACGGGTTACATTATAAGCACTAATTGGCTCAATCATATAAACTCCGTACTCGGGACTGATATAAAGTCTAAGATAAAAATCGCCGTACTTACACATGTTACGAACATAACTCCAAAGGTTAAATTCGATATTCATGATATCATAATACAAGTTACGAAGTATCTGTTTGATATTATCATTTGGTGTATTGATCACCAAAACATCTCCCATTTCGTTACGTGTCAATGATTCATCCGCGTAAATATCCAATGCAGAACTAAGAATTGGATCCATGTCCATCGTATCATAATCTCTGAATAATTCGATACGAGCGGCTTGATAACTAAGGGTGAAATCTCTACTATACTGATTGTACGCAGAAGTACGAATACGATTAAAACGGTCACGTAGTGTGTTTCTATCCGTAGCGTATGCTACTTCATCGGTATCTACTACCTTTAACTTTTTACCACCAACGTTACGTACAATAACGTCTGTAGAGAAAAGTCTCTTAAGACGAGCAAATAGTGATCTGCTCTTTAAATCTGTCGGTTGATCTGCCATACAATTGTATTATATTTCGTAAATAAATAGTGAAAGATCGTTATAATAACCAAGTTAAACTCTCTTTTTGATCTTTTAGTCCGGTAGGCATTTCCCACGACTGTTGTGCATTTGCGTTTTTTGTAGTATACACAGGAGAGCTTTGTTGTTCAGATCTATTGATACTACCCAACATATTACGAGTCATATCTATTGATTGTTGACGTAATTTCAAAGCGGTATCACGTACCCACAATCCAATTGCAAATGACATTACCAAATCATCATTGTAATTCTTCATTGCCTCGGCTTTACCATTATTCCAAATAAACGTATACAATTCATCAATTGTACGTGTTGACTGAATATTTATGGTCTTTTCACGCATATAACTTTCTAATCGTGAAATAATCAACTGTCTTGTTACAGATGTTGTAGTAAACCCCGGAGTCATCTTCTTTTCGACAGAATGGATTCGATTGGTCATTTGATGTTCCACGTCTACATATTTTAAATCAGCACTACTATAAAACAAATTAGGATATTTTCTATCCAAGATTTGTTGAATTGTGCCCCAACCAATATTTAAATTTTCTACAATCAACAAGGCGTTGTTATATTCTGTAGCAACATTGACCAACATATTGCCATAATCTTTGGTTCCAATTTGTCCTTTGTATTCCGCAACCTGCGTAAAACTTTCAATATCAATTACGTGAAATGCACTATAGTCGCCTCCATCACCACGAGCAACGTCCGCACATACCAAATATGAACGTGTATAGTCTGGATATTCCCACAACCACAACAATTTATCCATACCTCTAGTTTCGACAGGAGCACGTACTTTTGTCTGTTTATAGAAATCAAGAATCGGCACATCAACTACAGTATTACCTGATGTAGCAAAGTCACAATCACATTCTTGTGCGGCCATCTTTGGACCAAGCAATTTTGTTTGTTCATCTCTCCAAGTTTGATCACGTTCAGGATGAAGATGCCATGGCAAACGTATCGTGTGAAACTTATTCTTTTTACCTTCAGCTTCTACCCAAGTTTTATGAAAAAAGTTACCAACACCGTTTGGTGTTGATAACACGATTGCTTTACCACCAGTTGATAGTGTCGATTGTGCCGATGTCCAAATTTCATCGATGTTATCAATAAATGCGGCCTCGTCAATAATCAACATTGATAGTGCGGCCGAACGACCAGCGGTACCAGAAGATGATACGGCTTTAATTTGTGAACCATTCTTAAGACGCAATGATAGACGATTATCTTCGACACATGGAACTTTCAACCAACTTGGAAGATTGTCATTGGCAAAACGTACACGGGTAACAATTTCTTTAGATGTTTCTTGTGTAATACTGATACACAAAATATTTTTGTCACTATTAAATACCATCAACCACAAACTATACGCACTACACAATGTGGTAATACCAAGCTGACGACTTTTTAAAATAATGTTATAGTCGTTATCAATAATCTCCTGTAGAGAATCATCTTGAAAAGGATATAATTCAAATGGTATTGTACCTCGTTTAGGATGTTGAATCTTGACGTACTTCTTCATAAAGTACATCGGGTTTTCAAGACACTTTTTATATTCTGCCTTGATGATATCTCTTAACGATTTTTGATCATTCGACATGACTTAACTTCTCCAATTTCTTTTCAATCTTGAGAATCTGTTTATCAATCTTTTTCAAATCGGCTTTCAGATCTTTCAAAATATTTTCTCTACGTTCAATCGTCCATTCATCCAAAGTTCCATCACCGTTTGGAAACGATATCTTTTGATGAGAAGATACAAAATCAAAACTTTCCTGCACCTTGGTACGAAACTCTTTGGCTTGACTCAATTGATTACGCAATAGTTTGTTTTGTTCATAATCATCATACTTTCCTTCTACACGTAACTTGGTTTCAAACTTTGCAAGACATTCTTGACAACGACCGGTCTTATTATAAAGAATTTCATCATAACGATTGCCCCACCGAATATCCATATTACAATCTTTACAATGACGTTTGGTAGATTCAATCGTAGACGAACTGACATTGTTAATAGCACGTTTGGTGCCATTTTTCTTTATCCACTTTTTACCATTTACGTCCTCCCAAATTTCACCCTCTTTACGAGATGCAAAATCGGAATCTGCAGTATAACCAACTTGAATAAAAGGACGTTCACCATTGAGATAGTCCCTAACGATTGCCAAATTACTTTTTCCTGACGCTTTTTTCATAACTTATATTTGTTTAATTATTCATTCGATGAATGTATCATCAAAAACTTTAATAGCTTTCGAGTATGATTTTTTGGTTTCATCACTGACGTTATCTGTATATTGCCAGTTCCAAAATAACTCTTGTGGAGTATTAAATCCGTAAAATTCCAGTACAGCTTTTTGTGTTTGTGTAACATCTTTTCCATTCCAGTTTTGACCAATAGCAATAACACCAGCATCAATATTCTTAACAATATTGGATTCACCAAGGGTTGAATGACGGTTTTCAATCCACGTCAAACGTTCTATTAGTTTCTGATAAATACTGTTGGTCTGTCCCCAACGTATAGATGTAAAAAATAAAACTACATCACTCTCAAATAATGGTTTGCTAATCTTCCAAAGTTCATCTGATTTGTTATTGATACTTGCCCAACAACGATGATATCCAGTTGGATCTTTTTCTTTATCTTTTAACACCGCACCTTTTTCTCCACAATGATTGCCCCACTTGGATGACACATTTCCTTCACATACAAAAATATTGAGTTTGCTTGCATCAATAAATTCACACTTATCACTACCCAATCTTTCACAAACTAACTTAGCCAATTTAGTTGACTTTGCTTCATCGTCCTTATGACCTTCCCAACGATTTGATGTGCCAATCAACAACACTTTCTTTTTGGTTTGAAGATACTTGATTGTGTTATCTAGCCGCAATTCATTTTTTTCCATGTCTTTTTGACTGGAATTCGCAGCAGCTTCAACCAAAAAATCGGAGAGTTTTACCATATCGTCCTATAAATATAATACAACAAGTCGTTTTTGTATTATTAATTGTAATACGGCACCCTCTTGCCATTGATCGATAACCAGCCATCCGGTGCTTTTAATGGACAAACCACATCAACGGTACCGGGAGTTGACGCCAATGTTGTACTAGTAACAGTCGCACTAACAGTTGCAGGTGCAGTAGTTGTAGGAACAGTAGCGGAGTCAGTAGCTTCCAAATCAGTAAACTTGCCTTTTTTATGATTTGTCCCATCTTGACCAATATCAACATTGTTAATATTACCCACCGCCGTTGGTTTAATTTCCAATACGGTACTTGGGTTAATATAAACTTTTCCACCAATACCACCATCTGCCTGCGGACTAATACTTACAGTTCCTTTTTTAATATGAAACGTTGCATCGTTTGCAGTATGTGCGCCACTACCACTAACATCAAACTCGAAACGAGCTGCGTTTAACATGTACAAACCTTGTTTTGGATTAGTTTGTTCGGTGGTAATAATCAAGTTGAATACTTTTAACCCATTAGTAGTATCGGATGAAATAACACCGGGAATAAGTTTATTCAAAGATGATCCAGACGGATCAAACGACGTGATCGTTCTTAAATCAGAATATACTAAATTAGAGTTAACATCAAACAATTCTGATTTTATTTCAAACTGTTCACCCGCAACAGTTACAGGAAATGGTATACGAGACGTAAATATTTCAGGAGAAAAAGATGGTTCCGAATATGTCGATAACTGTAAGTCAGATAATGTGGATACACAATTTTTAGTGTATATTACCATCGTTCCATTAAACTGTTTACCAAATCGACTATAAAATGTATGAGGGTCTGGATGATACAACGACGATGACCGTTCATCCAAATAAATTTCTCCGACCTTAACTCCACGAACATTATCAAAATTTGGATCACCATTAACTTCGTTGATCAAAGAAGATGTTATGTAAAAACTAACACTTGCAGGTTGAGTTGTATCTGATTTGATAATTTTGGATCTGACTGAAAACTTATATGTAACATCTGGATAAAACCGCATGAAGTTACTGTCATATGCCATTCCAGATTCATTCAACACCGAAGTTTGATCATATGGGGTGTATTCATGTGTAACACTTCCACCATTGGTATCATTTTTTACAATAATGTATTGTTCATTATTAGTGCTATTTGTAATAACCATTGCGTCCATCAAATATGATGAATCTCTAGTAAAACTGATTGTATTGGAACTACTAAACCAATAGTGATGTAAATGTGTTGGGTTTGGAAATGATCCTAGACTTTTATAATAACTGTTTGGTGTGGCTGAATCTACTAAAGCCTGTGAATCAACAAAAGGTTCGTCTGCAATAATCTCAAAATCACCGGCTGCACTTAAACTTCTACGATACAATTTGTGACGATAAATGTTACCAGAAAAAGTCTTTAGGTTAGTATATGTTACAAATGCAACCGATTGATTGTATGATGAACTTGTAATAAATCTACCATCATACTTAACGTTTGTAATATTAGCAGACAAAGTACCATCTACAATATTTGAAATTATTTTCTTGTTTTTATTATCGACGTAATAAATTGGGTTCTTCAACTTGACCGTGTTTTCACTCAATACATCGGTAATAACGTTTGATGATGTTAAACTGGTTACAATATCACCATCCAATTTAGTTGCATAGATATCTACCAATGCGTTTTTCATTGAAGATGAAACAACCAATGAACCATCTAAAAAAGTAAGACGATAATCAATTGGAGTTGACCCGATATCAAACAATCCATAATCATCATTTTTCTTGGGGGTTACCGCATAAGTTGTAATTGGAGTATTATTAATAACTGTCAAATACCCCGAAGAATTGTCTGATGTAATTGGAACGAAAGTCGATGTTACTGACAATATGGGAGATTTATAAAATATGACCTTCGATGTATTTTGTACAGATGGATTGATTTGAATATTACCAATCCAACGTATCAGTTTGTTTGTCTTTTCACGACCAACAATAATAACTTTACCAACACCATAAGGAGTATCGTTATAAACGTATACCGATATTCTAACCGCGCCACCTTCCTTATAGGCGATGTTGTTGGTCTTAGCCACCTCAACATACAATGACCGACCCTGACTGTCTAAAACCTCAATTTGAATAGGACTATTAACTGCAAGTTTATCGGACCCATTTAACAAAAAAGTATTCTTACCAGCAGTAAACTTGGGTGAGTATTCCGATAATATAAAATACTCGGACAAAAACGAACTATCTTCAATATCGACTCGTAAATCAGATAAGTTCAGCTTTTGTCCGGTATTTCTTGCATTTGATATTAAAGCCATATGTATTGTAATTAACAATACATATAGAAATCACTGGAAATTAATCCGTGAAAACCCAGCATCTTTGACGATCTCAAGACGGGTATCAACCATGTCTTTGAGTACATCCAAGTGACTAACAACCCAAACAAAGTCAAAATTACTCTTCAAGAATGAGAACAAATTAGCCATGGCAGACAAATGATCACTATCAGCACATCCAAACCCCTCATCAATAGCAATAAAGTTAGGACGTGGTAGATTGGATACATTGATCAACGCAACTCTAATAGCCAACGAACTCACAAACTTCTCTAACCCACTTGCCAATTCCAAAGGCCACTTCTTGTCATCGTAAACAATGTATGCCATAATGTTCTTGCCATCAGTCTGAAACGAAACGGTAAACTCAACAATCTGATTAAGTATGTTGTTAACCTCAGATTCAATACCAGGCAACGCCTTAGAGATAATTTGATACTGAAGTCCATCTCTGGAAACGGCATCCACATAATAAGTGTAAGCATTATGAATCTTTTCAGTCTCCTTCATTTCAGCAATCTTGGCTTCAATCTGAGACTTCTGATAGGTCCAATTGTTGATCTTACTCTTGGTGTCGGTAATATTAGAGTTAACATTACGAATGTTAAAGTCGATGTTCTTAATGTTTGCCTTAATGTCATCAATCGCCTTTTGAACCTTAAGATTCGATTCAATAGCGTCCTTTGCATCATAATATTCTTTAATCTTAACTTCAATCGATTCCAACAAGTTCTTTTCCTTTACAATCGTATTCTCACGTTGTAATTGAAGATTTTCAAGATTAGAAATATTCTTGGTTAACGTTGTTAGACTGTTAAGAAGATTTCTATACTCCTGAAATTGATTAGCAACAGTTTCAACGACACCCAACTTGTTTTTCACAGTAGTCAGTTTTTCAATCAGACCTTTAGCTTCAATCTTATCATTTTCAAGATCTTCTTTAGTCTTGATTGCATCTTGAACAAACACGTTGTTAACACAGAATGTACAATTTGGATCATACTTGTGGTTTTCAAGTTTCTTCAACTTATCCAACTTATTTGTAACAATCAACTTCTTACGTTCCAACTGTCCTTCAATGTTAGACGCTTCCAATTTCAAAGTATTATACTCCGAATACTTGGACTCAATATCATCAGACTTGAACTTTTCAACCTTGTCATTGATTGGCTTGATGTCATTCTTCAACTTCTCAATGTTGGGAACCTCGGTATCATACTTCAACTGTTCACTGACGATTTTTCTGTCGGTATTAATACGTTGTGTTTCCAATCCACTTATATCAGTAGTTGTGACATTCACCTTGATCAACTGCTTAGTTGTCTCAGCAATCTTCTCATTTTCAACTTCACGACTATCCGTTAATGTTTTTAGTTCTTCGTCCTTTAAACGAATAACAGATTCAGCATTATTGATATTGGTAGTCAATGTCTCCAACTCTGCGTTGTAATCGGTCTTGGCAAAGTTCTTCATCAAGATTGCCCATTCACGCATCTTGTCATTTGCCAGTCCGTGCAACTTATCAAATATAGTAAGTCCCATAAACTGTGCCAATAGATCCTTACGTTCAGTCTGACCAAGATCAATGAAAGAACCAGTCTTACTGTTCTGAATACTCAATACAGTTAAAATAAAGTCATCATAAGTTCCAACATAATCACGAATCAAATCGTTAGTATTACGACGTGCTTCACCGTTGAGTTCAATTACTTGACCCTTTTCTTCTTTCCAAAAACGTACATCAACCTTGACGCTTCCTTTTTTATCAGCGTGACCAATACGTTCAATAAAGTAATCAACCTTATCAATTTCAAAGTTAAACTTACACTTGAACGACATCTTTTGTGTATTCATTACGTGAACGGCTTTAAAAGCACGATCACACTTGTCAAATATACAAAAGGATAATGCCGAAAGAATACTGGATTTGCCACTTGCGTTTGCAGCAAATAGTCCCACAACGTCTTTCATTTTGCTAAAATCAATTACATTACCTTCGCCGTAACTGAACATATTATCAAACTCAAACCGTTTTGGCTTCCATCGAATATTCTTAGCGGTTAAATCCTTGACAATTTGATCATTCAACTCCTTGTTGATCTTTTCAACCTCACGAATCAAAGAGTCAGGAATATTAGTATGTTTATCTTGAAGATATTCCGCAATCAATTTGTTCTGATACGAAATATTTGAAAGACCGTGAATATTCAAATTTGGAACCGTTGAATTGTTCACACTTGAGGCCAACTGGTCCACACGTAGATAATTGATATCAACAATCTCAGTATGTTCACGAATCTGTGAGATGACCGTCTTGAGTTCAGTTGCAACCGACTCAAATGCTTTGATTCGAAGCGTGGTTTTCTTTGGAATATCCGTCAAATCGGTAATCAAAGTTCCTTTGTTAACCTCGACAGTAAAATATCCATGGTCGTTCTTTACCTCAACGTGTTTGAATTTGAGAGTCTTCAAATCCCAATAAACAAACCCATGACCTTTCAATTCTTCACCATGGTTCTGTTGAATCAATGAACCAGAATACACAACCACGGGTTTACGAATCTTTTCATCAATAACGTGATAGTTCTGAAGAATCTGATGACGATGAATATCACCCAACAAAATAATTTGATGTCCATCAAACAGTTCGTTTTTGGTGTTACTCGTAACTTTATACCCAATGTCAGTTACAGCACTATCAACTGGTCCATGATATAGTCCAATATGATAAGAAGTGTTATTAACATAAATCTTGGGAATCTTTTCAAACTTAATATAATTCTCAGGTGAATGTTCATCAAATACCGAGAAGTTATTGAACAAGATATCACCCAACTGATACACACCAGTATCCTTTAGATAAAAAAGATTTGGGTGTTTAAGAGCGTTAACAATAGGACTCAAACTATCCAACCTGTTTTTGTTGGTTAGAGTTGCGTCATGGTTTCCAGCAGTAAGTATGGTTGGACGACGATCTGCCAAGTTTTTTAGAAACTGAGACGCAATTTCTACGCACTCAGGACTAAGATCACTCTTGTTGTGAAACACGTCACCCACCACACAAATAGCAGTGGTCTCGGGTGTCTTTTCAATTGCCTTATATAGGTTCTTGAACACCTCTGTATATTCCGCATGACGTTTAGTTAACAAAATATGAATGTCTGCCACGTGCAGAATATTCGTAAAGTTTGAAACGTCACAATTTAGTTTTGTAATCATATATTTTATAAATTTATCTTCAAACGAAACAAAGATTCGAAATCTAAAACGGGAGAGTTATTTATAACTTCCCAAGTCTTTTCAAATCCGATTTCCGATGGATCTTTACCATCAAGTTTTACCAACTTTGTTTCAATACTGTTCTTCAACAAAAACTCACTTATTCTAATGGAGTCTGATAAAGCATCATTGTCCAAAACAATATTAACACTTTGTACTTTATTACTGATCAACGCAGATTTCAACTTATTTGAAAGTGTTTTTCCAAACAAAGGAATAGCGTTATTACGAATCGAAATTGCATCAAATGCACCTTCGACTAATGTAATCGGTTGGTTGTAATCTACAAACATCTCAAATCCGATAATGTCTTTTGAGCCAAAACTGTTTACATATTTCATTTTAGCATCTTCAAAAATGCTACGAGTTGAGTAAAAGTTTAATTGACCAGATGCATCATATGATGGAATTAAAACTCTTCCATGAAATTGACCACCCTCACAGTACCCAATATTATATCTCAATACATCATATTTGGTAATGTTTCTCGACTTTAAGTACTGAAGTGCATGTCTACCAATCAAAGTAAGTTCGTCATCATAAAATGATCGATATTCTTTTGGAAGAACCAAGGGTACAACAGAAATACTCTTCTTCTCAGAAAAGATTTCCAAAATAGCGTTAATATCGTTCTGAGGAAGTTTTCGGTACGTCTCGGTATTTTTATAGATTTGACCAAGATATTCACCAGACAGTCCAAGTTTCTTGAACAACGTTTTCAGAGATGTCCCAGATAACCCACACACCCAACAATGATATTTGCCGGTAACTGTATTTATTTCCAACTTTCGTTTGTAGTGTTTACAGACGGGACAATAATAAACCGCGTCAGTACCCTTACGAATCTTCGCAGATTGTTTGAGCGCTTTATTTAGAATTGTTACGACTTCCGTCTGATACAACAACATGGGTATACTGTATCAGATACCAAGTCCAAATCAACTTATTTTAAGGTTTAAATAAAGCGCATACCACGGCATCGTACATGTCACCGTTACGTTCGTCCCAACTTCCCTTTTTCTTTTTCTTGTCATATTTGTCAACTTCTAAGAAATTGACGATGTTGGCTTTAACGAACTCCTTGGATTTCATGCCTTTGATTCTGGCTTTACCAAAAAGTTGTTTACGCATGGTGTTAACATTACATAGGTTAATTTTAACACCCATTTCTTCGGAAAGAATATACTCAAAAACCGCATTGAATCTTGCCAATTTGATGATGGTTTGTTGAGTTGTACGACCACCCATAAATCCACTCAACGCGGCTTCCATATTAACAGATGTGATAACATCGTAATATTTGGTTGATTCCAGAAACTTTAAAACAAAAAAAGACTTCTCTTTGGAAGTCTCTAAATGTGATATATCTAAAAAGCCAGCGTCAATTATTTTACCGTTTTCTGAAACTGCCCATCCAACGGTAGACGTACTAGCGTCTAATCCTAATGTCATAACTTATTTTTTGTTTGATTATGGCTTGTACTTTGTAGTATCTTTTACTCTGTAAAATCCCTCGCCTGGATTTTTTGCATCACCCAAAACTTTGTCTTTGAAGTTCTCTTTTTTGTTGGTAGCCATACCAATTGTAAATCCCGGTTCAATGGTCAAATCTATAGAAAGTTTTGAATATCCAAAATCTCCCTGAAGACCGAGAATAGCAGTGTTTGTACCAGCTTTCTTGGCATCAAATGCTCCACCAGTTTTGTCAGAAGCGTATCTTTGTTCAAGACTCTTTGTTAAAGAGGTTCTTTTGATTTGTTCGGCCATAAATTTAGTCTATTGTTTATTATAAATATGATTATACGTCCCATTTAACCAAAAAATTTAGTGGATATTCACCAGTGTTTTTGATTGGAGACGACAATTTGGCTACTGCGACAAGATCAGACCCACTATATAGACCAATTGTTGTAATGTAGGGTGCCAAGTAAGATCCTGTAATATCCAATGAGGAACTTTCTTGATATGACAAGAAATCAGACTTAATACTAGGTATTCCATTTGTGTTAACATATTTTGATGTCTTTGATGTTATATATGAAACTACATCCGAAAGAGTTGTTCTTGTTGAAAATGGATTAATTAAATTATTGTATGCATCAAGACTCAATGATCCTATAAAGAACTTCCATAGAATCTTAGCGTCTTCGATACTCACTTTTCCATCACCGTCAAAATCAAACTGTGATTCAAGACTAAACAATCGTGGTCTTAAAGAAGCATATTGTTGTTTCAAAGTATACTGTCCGTATTCATAATACGTTTTATAATATTCAAACAAACTACGTTCTGCACTATTTTCAATAACGTATTCATCCCAGAAAGTATCATCCTGTTCAAAATTAGGATTGCCCGGAGTGTTGATATCGACAATATACAACAAAATCAAATTGATGTCTCTAAAGTCAACATCACCGTTACCCAACAAATCAAATGTAGGTTTAATAACATCTAATGCGGTAGGATTGGTACTAATATTAAACTCACCAGAATCAACAACACAAATAACCGACTTTTCATTGATTGTGTATTTACTACTATAGTTGATATCATACTTGTATTCGTTTGTATCAGTAGTTTTCAATACATTCGTAAATTGTGAACCGGTGTTTGAAAATACGATTTCACCGTTCTTGTAAAAGATGTTACCAGCATGGTAATTTGTTCTTAATGAACTTAATGTAGAAATATAAGCATGTCCACGCATGTTTTGTAGCGTTGACTGTGCAACCGATGGACTTACAACAAACGAATTGCTTGATGTAAAATCAGACATAATAAACGGAGAACCAACAACAATTGCAGTATCACTGATTGCTACATCATATCCATATGACATGTAAGGATATCCAATCGCCTTCTTTTTATAATCATATGTTACCGGTACAACATTCGAACCGGTTCTTTCAAACAATATAAATTGTCCGTTAATGACTTGAGTGTCATCGTAAGATTGACTAATTGAACTAGATACGGTTGATTTTACAGCTAATGGATTACTTGACGATACACATCCAACAATAATCTTGTTATTAAACGTATCAACCGATAATCCCAATTTATTTTGTTTGAGAGTATTTTTATCACCAATATACTTCTCAACCAAATCCCAATAAACTTGTCCACTGTCAGCATAAATACCATTAGCTTCGGCAGTATTTAATGCACACTCGGTTTTCTTATAAATGTATACGGCACCTCTGTCATATTGTGTTGTGGATCCACTAAACTCATAATAACTTGCATCATACGGCGCACCAATTACAATTGTATCACCGTTAATTTGCATGTCAGTACCAAAACCATCCGCCGACTTCTTAACATACTGATACGAGTTTACATCGTCAAACGGTACCTTTTGTGACCCCGTAATTGATGAAAATGTATGTGTCAATGACCATCCACCAGATTGACTTTCAAATAAATAAACCTTAGGATTTTGTATTGTTGGATCTTCTGATATCAAAATTGAATTGGTTCCAGATTTATCAATTTTAACTAACGATCCAAAAGAATTACCAGCGGTGACCGCATCAATGTAAGTCGTTGGAGATCCGGGTATCGATATACTATTTGATCCTGTAGTATAACTGTAAACATATACTCGGTCATATGCATTTGCACTCACCGTGATATATTTAGAATTAATCGCAACTGAATGACCAAAACTATTGTAAGACGTATTAATAGGTGATGGTATCTTTGATACACTTAACAATGACGCTGCCAAAGTGCTGGCATTAGATGAAGATTGATTTAACAAATATACATCGGCCAAACTAGTATGAGAATATGGCGAACCACCATATGACCCAGTAAAATTTTCATTACCAATTATAAAAATGTTATTACAAACATCAAACGCCAATCCATATGTATCTTTTGTAATTACACCAAATCCGCCGGTTCCACTGCTACCTCCAGTTCCACCTGTACCAGATGTACCATATGCTTTCATGGACTGTGCAGTTCCATAGTAAGTATACACACCCTGTGTCGAATTAAATCGGTATAAATCGATACTACCTGTTCCTGCCTGTGACGCATATTGTGGATTTGGATTTCCAATTGCAGCAAACTTACCGTGTGCTTCAACTTTATATCCAAACATTGTTACTGGTCCAATAGTTCCATTCATAATATCAATTTGTTGTCACATTCCAACCTTTAGCAATTAGGTTAGTTTTTGCAGTAATACCCGCACCTGTAGGTGTAGCATTTGTTCCACCATCTAGTTTGATTATATAATTATTTGTTACCAATTGTGTATTGGATACTCCATTTGCATCCAATTTAATAAGTATGTCATTAATTGCGGCAGCAGTTAAACCACAACCGTCGGCATACATCATTGTAGTATTTGACAATGTAGCAGGAAGATTCAAAGTTGTTACACTCGGTGAACTACGAATATAAATCCACTCAAGTTTTGTACACGTACTCAAATTCACCGAAGGTAAAGATGTATTACCAGCGCTGACTTTTTTCAAATTGAGGAATGGTGTACAATCAAAAGGAACAGTAACATTACAGTTATACATATCGACCCATTCCAAATCGGTCAATCCACTAAACCCTGTTGGTAACGCCAATCCTGTGTTTGCGTAAAGTAACAACGTTTTCAACTTGATATTGTTTGTCAAATTCAATGTAGTCAATGAATTTCCGTTTGCAGCCAATATAGTTAGTCCTGTATTATTTGTTACATCCAATGTGGACAAATTATCATCTTGACAATACAATTCTCTCAAAACTGTATTGTTGGTTACGTCGAGCGTAGATAGGTTGGAATTTCCACTTATTTGTAAAATAACCAGAGCAGTTAATGCACTAATATCAAAAGTTGCACCAACCAAATTACAGTTCCAAACTTGTAATACATTCATAGCAGTACAAGTATTCAATCCGGTAATTACAGTTAGATTAGAATTCAAGTACGTATACAATGTTGTCAATCCAGTATTACCAGTAACATTTAATGATGCAATATTGTTATCAGCGACGGTCAACAATAACAACGGTGTACGTGAACTCAAATTTAATGTTCCGGACAAATTATTGTTTCTGAAACTTATAATTTCCAAATTTGGAAGATCAGATATTGTGATTGAACTCAACGATGGATTATCCTCCAAAAGTAAATTCTTTAAGTTAGTAACTCCAATACCACTAATAGATGTCAATGATTGATTTGAAATCAGTAAACTTTCCAACGCCGTATAGTAATTGGTGTTTGATATCGTGGTGATTGGATTCGTAGTAGAATTAATTTGTATTGCTTTGATATTTGACACATCTATCAAAGTCTTGAAATCCGCAAGAGTTACATTTGGATTTGAAAATAAAATTGTACCACCATCTGTACCCCAATTCATTAATTGTGTTGAAGGAGAATAATCCAATCTATCCGCTGGATCAGATGCAATAATAGTCTTGGTTTCAGTATCAGATCCCGCAGTGTTTGTAGCAGTCAATGTAACATCATATGTTCCCTTGACCGTAAATGAGTATGGATTAGGCGACGGATTTGTTGTTGTTTGCGCACCGGTGCCATCATCCAAATCCCACGAATATGTTAACGTACCAATTCCCGTGCTAGTGTTGGTAAACGTTACACCCAATGGGATGTCACCTGAAGATTTATCGATTGTGAAATTAGCAACAGGAATCGTTACGGCTGCAATTGTTACATATCCGGTCTTTGTATGTGTTGCACTACCACCGGCATTTGTAGCAGTTAAAGAAACAGTATATGTTCCAGGCGAACTATATGTTTTGGTTGGATTTTGTGATGTGCTTGTGGTACTATCACCAAAATCCCATGCCCATGAAGTGACTGGATATGATGGATTACTTACTGTAGTACCATCAATAAACGACAACGAAGTTATTGTAGCATATCCAGTATTTGGTGTGGCAATAAAGTTTGGAGATGGTAACGGTATGGCAACAACTTCAATACAGTTAACTTTTGTTGTTGTACGTATTCCACCGCCACCGGTACCTGTGAGTGATACGGTATATATACCAGATGTACTGTATGTTTTGGTTGGATTTGCAGACGTACTTGTTGTTCCATCACCAAAGTCCCACAGATACGAATCGACATTTGTTGTAATGCTTGTGAAGGTTACAGTCAATGGAGTGTATCCATCAGGAGGAGTAAACGAAAAGTCAACTGTAGGTACTGGAATAACAGCATTAGCAACCACATAATTTGTACGAGTTCTTGTTGTTGTGCCACCAAACCCAGTTACAGTTAAAGAAATCGTATATGTTCCCGGTTCTGTATAAACATGAGTAAATGTTGTAGATGATGTAGATGTATTACCGTCACCCAAATTCCACAAATACTCTGTGGCATTACCTTGTACGGCAGGAGTGAATACAACTGACAGTGGAGAAAATCCAGACAATGGTGAACCAGTAAAATTCACAGTTGGTGGGGAATATACATTTGAAGTCAAATCAACATAATTGATGAAATGAGTACCATCCACATACAAGTTGCCATATGTGTCATCAAAGAAAGTATAAACTTTATCCTTAGAATAATCCGTAATAACAACAGAATCTCTCAAAATAGAGTCACCAAAATAAACTCTTGGTAAAGTTATTCTGATGCAAGTGTTCTGTAATATTTTGAATACCTTATCGGTATCAGTTGTTTCCAATCCAAAGTTCTGAGCAATGTTTGGATTGTAATAAGAATTTTTAACTAATTGATAAACAAGTCTCTTATAAGATCCGTTGGAGTTTTGTTCAGCTGCAGTAAAACCATACAACGCCGCCGAAGCGGAGTCATAAAAGTTATAACTACTACTTACAAAATAACCTTCTTCCACCGTTTGTATCGAACCACTGGAATTTAATGACCATGACTTGTTCGAAGTAAACGGTGTGCTAAAAATTTCATTCGTCTGAATGTTCTTGATCATCTTCCATTATAAGTATAATCCAACAATGGATTTGATCACAATCCGATTGGATTTTAAACTAAACGATTAAAAATCAAGTCTGACTTTAATCAAAAGTTCATTGGAAAATGTCTTTTGAGCAGGTCTACTTAATTTAGCAATCGCTACCAATTCGTTATTGTTGTTATACAATCCAACGGAAGTTGGATAAACCTTAGGATCAGTTAAAAACTCTGTCTGTATAATATCACCACGTTGACGAATTTCACCGGTCACTTGATCGTCTTGTGCACGTTGATATGAGAACGTAGGATTGTTTGTATAATTGAAATCACGGTTCTTCACACGTACAAAGTAATGACGTGATGGAACGTATTCACTACGTCTTACACGCATGTTGTCGCCTGAAGATTTAATTGCGTTATATACGGCTTCTTTATACAATGCATTTGAAGTAGCAGGTACTACATTTCCAACAGGAGCAGTTGTTCTTGTTGCAGAATTAGGAATTGTAATTAAAGCATTTGAACTAGCAAGACCACCGCCCCCAGTGTTGGTCAAAACATCATTCAAAAAGTCACAATTCAAAATCACAATACCAGACTTTGGAAATACAAGGCCAATTCCCGTAGTTGGATGATATTGTGCATCCGATTTAGATCCAGTATAGTTGTTACTGGATGAAAGGAATCCGTTTGATGTTGCCATTGTACCGGTATAAGGACAATATGATGCTTCACCAGTAGTCTCACTATATTGACCCAAAATCAAATTATAATATGCAGCAGATCCACTTTGTGTGGTGATACTGGAATCATCAATTAAACGAACAAATTGATTACTTACATCATTTTTCAAAGTTATTTGAAATTGACCCGGATCAATACCATCTCTGATCTTCTGAGAATTGTAAGATAGTACAATAAAGTCACTGCTCAAACTCACACTTGTTACACTAGATGCGGGAGTACTTTGTGATTTAACAGAAAAGTCTTCACCGTTATTGATAGCATTTACGTATTGTGTATAAATAGCCTTTGTTGGTGAAACTTTGATGTTGGTATATTCGTCGTAACTGGTTCCATACCCGTTCTTATTTCCATATGCAACACTTAGAATAAGATCGTTGGAACTAGATGTGGCTGCCAAACTTGGATATACGTCCAAATAATAGTAACCGTTATATACATCATATCTGTTAGAACCAGAAATGGTAGCTTGCAAACTGCCTGATGCAACCGCACTTTGAGTTTGATAGACAGATCCGTTACTGAAAATACCCGTGGATACTTTTGTAGATCTTCCTACTACAATATCAGACTGTTCAAATTGTTTATAGATCATATGTTAGGAAATTCTTACAGTGACAGGAATAACAACGGTACCGCCGCTTTCATTACCAACCACAGTAATTGTTGCGGAGGTTGTTACTGTCAATGATGTATTTGGCACAAACTTAAAACGGTTACCGACAACTACCTGTGAACTTGTACTAATCAAATCATTAGCAAAAGATGGAACTGTACTAGTAGTTGTATTTGCAGCATTGGTTTGATCAACAATCAAAGTACCAATCTTCTTATTGGACAAAATGGCAGTGTATCCAAGTGTAAGATTATATGCTGGGTTGGTTGTTGGAGAAATAATATTGTCAGACTTGTTATCCTTTTGAACGTCGATGGATTGAATATTCAAACTGATTACTGGTATAGATGTCACGCCTTGAGCAAGAGTGACCAACTTATACTTCATTGATTGAGTTTCGTCAGACAAAGGTTGAAACACTGGCGTATTTCTGATAGCAATATCATAATATGCACTACCCTGTGGATGGTTTGGATTATATAGACTGTAATCAACTTCATCATCTGCCAATGCAAATGATGTAATATTTAGATTGCCAGTCTGAGCCAAAAGCTCTCTACCCCTCTTTGTAAGGACCGCATCTACAGTGATTGATTTGTTATCGACGTATGCCATATGTGTTTGTCTATAAGTATTGTTTTAACTGTCTTTTTGTTTATTATTTTTTATTGAACTGTCAAAACTCCGTTGTTTCCAGTAGATACAGATGTATTGGTTACAACTGTACTGGTTACTGGAAGACTTTTATCTGGATTACCACATTCATCTACTGTGTAATTAACAGTTTGTTTTGATTTTACAAAATATCCATATTTGACACTATCATCGGAAATTACCTTAAATAAATCCCAACGGATAGGATTGTGTCTAGTTCCAAGGAAATTCTGAGTGGATCCTCTAAATGGAGTTGCTAACTCATATGGATACAAATCATATGCTTTCTTTGGAGTTACAATCAATTTGTTGAGAACTTTAGTATAATATTGAATTGACCCATTGTAATCATACTCAGCCACAGATGAACTATATGGCAACATCCAAGTAAAATGAGGTACCGATTCCGATACTTCAGTTCCCCTAGAACTGCTTAAAATATCAAAGTACATAATACCAAACGATGTACCCGTATAAAGATCACTACTAACCCATAATTCTTCATCAGAGGTAACGTCGTTAATATAAGAATATCCCGCTTGGAAATTCTGGAAATTGTTGTTTATCAACAATGATTGAGAAATAGGAACTGTAGAAATCGGTTTCTTATCAATGTACTGTTGATACAAACTAGAATTCTCAGTTTGATACTGATCATTTCTCCAAACGGTTATGTTTGCAGCCGAACAAGACTGTATTAAATTGGAGTACTGAACCGAATCTTCTATAATTTCAGAACGGATCGGTTTTGTAGGAAACTTAATACGTTCCAGAATAGTTGGCTCAATCAAAATACCGTTCAACAAAATATTACGAGCAGCAATAACGTTTCGAATGGATTCAAATATACTTGAATCAAAATACAATTTGTAAATACTTGTAAATTCTTGATACAAAATTCTACCACTTGCTGTAGGTGAACCGTCTGCGTAATACGAAGCACGCATGTCTTCAAGAATATCATAACTTGATGAAAATTCTTGACGTGGATCTCCCAATTCACTCAATACATTTTTATCACCAAAATATCTTAAAATCTCTTCGTTTTTACTTGAAACGGGTGACATGAAAATACCAACCAAAGGAGAATCAGTATCACTGTCAAATGGAGTACTCTTATCAAAAGGCGTTAACGCTGATACGGGTTGATGATCTTTGATCGAAATCTTGTTGTTCCACAACAAGTTAGGACCATAGTTAGACAACCTGTAAGATTGATTAACATTGTATTGAATGAAGTTATATGGGAACGCTGATGACGTTACTCCCAAACAAACGTTTGCGTATGGATACAACGAACTGGTTGAATAACTTCCAGAATACATTGATCGAATAACCAATGTATCGTCATATAAATCAGGGTTATTCTCAATCGAACTATATGTTGTTTCTGCGCCAATTGATTTGGTTGGAAGATTATACAAATAGCAAATCAAAGTTCCTGACTTTGATTGATATTGATAGGTTTCAACCGAAGTACTTAACTGTCTTGGATAATTGTATGCCAATCGTAAATACAAATTATTTCGGATATCATCGTAATCCGACTCATAGTATGAATCAAAATTATTTGCGTGTTCCTTGAAATTATCATCGGTAATAGGAACTGTCCACAAATTAATTTTATCAATAGATCCACTAAACTGCGTTGATCCAAATCTTAAAAACTTTGAAGACCCCTCACTAAATGCAACGTTTTGATCGTATTCAAATATATCAGATTTAGAAGAAATCAATCGAGCATCTCCATTTTCATTGATTTCAACAAACAAATCATACTTTGTAGGTATATGATTGATATTTGATGACCCAGTATACAATGAAGAAATGTCATTTCTACGAATCATCACACTATAAACATTACCATCAAAAATTGGCAACAAATCAGAAGACAGTTCAGCATCTCCAATTTCAAATACGATTCGACCATTATTACTTAGAGATTCCTTGTACGCATAAACTCTATAATCATAATCAGATGATGAATCTGGGAACTTTCTCAACAAATCAATTTGATTCTGTTGTGCGTAAGTTTTGCTGTAATTATTACTGAACGCAAACTTAAACTCGACAGTTTGTATCGAACTTGTATATGGTGTTAAAACATATGACTGAGGTGACAAGTTTAACAAATATTCGTGTCTATCAAAAGTGTACAATGATTGTGAAATATCAGAGTAAGCACCAAACTCACGAACACTGATAATATCTTGAGGAACACCATAACAAGCCAACAACAACTTCACACCTTCAATGGTGCCTTTTGCCTTCAATATTGCAGGAAGACTATTCAAGATACGATTATTGATGATATTTGTTTTATCCGCAATAGATGCGTAATTTGTTCCAGCAATATAATTGTTGTTCAAACTCACATCGTTTACCGAAGATTGCATTTTCCAACCAAATGATGATAACATTCCGTCCAAAATTTTGTTTGGAATTACAGCATCGTTTCCAGTCACATTGTATGACAACATTGGAAACTTGTCGATGTAGATATAAATGTTATCAAAGTGATGACCGATCATTGACAAAAAGATCAAGAAATCATCGTTATTTGAATCCGACAACAAATATGTTGGTAGGTTATTTATTAAACTGTCACGGTTGTTTCTATCGTATTCATCCGCCTCATCTTCATATGACTGAGGGAATCTATCTACATTGTTGTATAAACTATTTGTAAACAAGTAGTACTCATATCCATCAAACGACAATTTGATATCGTTAATTTCTTTTGTTAACAATTCAATTTTATCGGTGATATATTGATCAGAATATGTAGACGCATTTAGTGAATCCAATGAAGATTGTTTTATCTTGATCGACTTGAGTTTGTTCTTGTAAATGACAATTCTTGTTTTTGCAGAAGAATAAATTACAAAGTTTTCAAAGTTAGTATAATCCACATCAATTGTAGAAAATCTTTGTTTTAAGATAAGATCAATATCTTCTGCATTTGATGCGTCAGATTGAGAATAGTTAACAGACAAAGATGTACGTTTATCATTAACCTTCAAATTAGTATTTGCTGGTTTGATTGTGAACGTATTGTACTTTGGAGTTGTAGTTAAAACAATGTTCTGTACGATTGGAGCGAGTGACGTATTGGTAATCCAAAACGTACTGTTAACTCCGATTGTATTTGGCAACTGGTCTTGTAGTTTTAACACCAACGTGCCATCCGAGAAGACCTTAAATGACAAAATCTTGATCATCAAGTTTTGTCCAAAATTAATTGAATTTTTCAACGGACCAACATACTTTTTATCGTACTCTGTTTTAATGTCAATAAAGTACTGTTGAATCTGTTGATTGAAAATCGTATACAAGTAAGAGTAACAAATCAATGTGTCATTGTTATCAACATCATGAATATTCTTGAGTCTAATCTTAATTGTCTCAGATACAATCGTATCCAATATTTTTGAATATTGTTCCGATGTATAACACTCTGCATAATTTTCATACAAGAATGTTTTGATATAATCGGCAATACCAATAAATCGAATATCCTTAGACAAGTTATTGACAGAATTGGCCGGAATGACGAAACCATTATATATTTCGTTCATCAACTTATACAATCCATCACCGCCGATGACTGCATATGCTTTATCGAATGTGTTTAAAATATCATCTGGAGTGCTGTTAACAAAATTAAGCAAATAAGTTTGTTTGAGATAATATTCAAAATATGGAATAACATCTCTGGCTTCAATTTTTCCGGTTACATAACAATCATATTCGCTCTGAAAATCAATTCGGTCTTGGTTATTAAAATTTTCCTTTTCAAGGATCAATGATGTTTTGATTTCCTTACGTGACGGTGAAATCTGTTTTATAACAAAACACTGTTTGTCATGTGTACCAACAATGTTTGACAAAAAGTTGTATACAACTCTATAACTGCCATTTTGTATACCGTATCTTGCCAAATCCAAACGTGGATCCAACAAAATCTTTGCATTCTCATACAACGTAAATGTTGGAATAAACTCGTCGTATGTAACAGAAATTGTATTATTTTGAATGTCTTGATACTCTAAAGTACGAGACTGAAACGTTTCATCTTGATAAATTGGTTGCCAAAGATTGAGATTTTCTTGTGAATCGAACACTGACAATTCAATATAATCATCAATCTGTGATCCGTAAAACCTTTCTGGTGACGGTGGAACCTTCTTCATTAAAGAAGAAATCTCATCAGGAAAATAAGATGAACTATTTACCTGATCAACATAATCTGTTGTGGTTGGAAAAGGATATGCCATATGACTATCAATATATATTACCGAAGACGGGTAATCTGTATATTTGGTCCACCACCAAAAAACTGATTTCTTCCACCACCACTTGCGGATGACAATGAAGATGCGGTTACACCATATGCAGTCTGATTACTTTCATTAAGTGCTTTTCTAACCGTAATAGGTTGTGAACACTTTAACTGTAATACTTCCAGATTATATGTACCTTCACCACCTTTACCGTCAAATATGTCAATTATCGCAGTATAGTTATTTGAAGAATTTGGTTGTTGACTGATTTGTACAGATCCACGTCCGGTCCACTTGATACTCAAATTGGTATTGTATGGACCAACACCGTTATTTGAAAACTCACTTACAGTACGTGGTAATGTACCATGATACTGTTCATTAGAATACGTTACGGAAGTTCCACGTAACGTAATACGTAAGGTATGATCAACATTACCAGCAAACTTAAATATGGTCGTTGGATTAACGCAGTCTTCATTAGGTGTAACCGCCTGAACATTCATAATTGTGGGTTGAATACTTACCGGACATCTCATTGTAAATTCCCACCCGGTTCCATTAATAGGAGCCAATACAGTAACAGTTGCTACTGATGGTGTTGATTTTGTTTTCTGGAAAGTAATTGTGGAAGCACCTTTACCCAAAATTTTAGCATCAGGTAATCCATCTTGTTGTAAAGCGTTTTTCAAATCATTTGAATAAAGAGTATCATCACCACGATATCCTGTATCAGCTACTATATTGTTATCCCATTCAACAATAAATCTATCCGGCACACCACGTGCATCACTGTTAAATGTAACTTCACCTATATCAGTTCCAAGATCAACGTATATAACGTATCTTCCTTTACTAAATTTTTTATTCGTTACAAATCCACCACATTTAACATATTGTTCTTCAACTAGTTTCAGTATATTAACACTAGAAACGGGAGTTGTAGATACAACCTTTGCCGTTTGTATTATTGACAATTGTTGGGCCGGTAGTACAGAAGGTGGTGGAGGTGGTGGTACAGGCGCAGGTGGTAAATATGTAACAAATTCCAACGGTGGTGAAAATTGAATATCCGCCTGACGTACACATTGTTGTGGAGAAGGTATTAATCCTTTTTGAGCACCAACCAATGTAGTTGATTGCGTAGAACTATTATTAGTAACTGTTGTGGAATTATTTGCGGTACCAGATCCCAATCCCGTTGATGATGCGTCCGATTGTACTGCTTCTGATGATTTCAATGGCAAATAAGGAAATACAGTATTGAAATCGGAAGGCAATTTTCCTTCACCCGCTTTAATACGTAATCCAATGATGATATCTTTACTTGCAGAAATCAAAGCGTCTTTACCAGACGAGTTGGCCATGTTTGACAACTCGGATGTTAAAGTGTCAATCTGAGATTGTAATTTTGTTTTCTCAGATTTTAATGTTGACACAACCGCATCTTCTTTAACTGGAATATCTTTGAACTCTTCAATATCAACTGTATATATGTTTGATACTGAAGTATTTTCGTATACTTCTCTTGTTAATGTGACAGACAAATACTTCTCAGTTGAATCAACAATAACCAAATTACCAAACTCGTCAAACTGATTAGCATATGATCCATCACGTTTAAATGTACTTTGTGTTTCTGTAATCATCTTATTACTTTAAAATAAGTATTGTTGTCAAACACTTCTACAGCACCATTTACTTCGGTCTTGATTAAAATCTTGAAATATCTTTCTTGTGGCAAAGATGACATGTCCAGCATAAAATAATTACCGTATGCGTCACAACTCAACTTTGTACCTTCATCAAAATCAATAATAACTTCCTCGGTTTCAGTGTCCTTGATTGAATACTGAGAGTCAGTTGGTAAATATTTTGGTGTTAAAAATGCAGTTTGTTGTGTTGCTTTAGTAAAATTCTTTAGAGGAAAACGTTCTCTTGCAAACACGTTAATTCTAGCAACGCTGTCACTCTTGTATTGTTTCTTGACATTCTTTAATATCACTGACAATTGTACATCATTTGTGATTGGACTTAGACTTCCTGTCGTATATACACTATCATCATATACCACGTCCAAATAAGGTGTATAAATCGTATTAGTTTCTTTACTGTAGAAGCCTAGGTTTCCATTTGAAATATTTTGGGTGTTAAGTTCTTCAGACGTTAACAAAATGAATCCTTCATTTGGAATACATCCACACATCCAAGACTTAACAATTGGAGTTACATCCATTTTAATGTCAGATGCTTCATATCCAAAACTCTGTGATGTAATCAAAGAACTTCCAGTTGTCAACGTAGAACAAAAACTTGATGTGGGAACCGTTGTCGTATTTGGAACCGAATAATACCACGTACCACCACCATTACCAAATGCAATTGATTTATTAGACTCATTAGTCAAATAATCATACAAATCAACGCTTGGGTTTGAAGGATACCAACGTGTACCGTCTGTATAATCTCTATAATTCCAACTTGCACCGGTTGTAGATCCGTTGTCAGCAAATCTTCCATCACCCATTTCCCAACTTTGACTAATTGGATATGAATAAATTGTGTATTCTAATGGAAGTTCCTGTTGTTTCAGAACCTTCATATTGAGTACAAATTTAGGATCGGTAATATCCCCGGATGAAATAGAGCTTGATACATCAGATACATCAAACTTTAACATTGCTCGACTAAACTTTGAATAACTTGTAAATGCAAACTTGGGGTTATAATAAGAATAACTACCAGATATATCACCGTCTAAATTTCCAGACACACCATACAAACTACCAGAAAAAACGGTTACAATACCGGTCAAACTTCCTGATACTGTTCCACTCACAGAAGATCCAGATAAACTTCCAGACAAATTAGTTACGCTTCCACTTACGGATGTTAAAGATACTGTCTGAGTAGTATACGAGGCACCGTTCAAAGTGGCACTTGATACATATCCAGACACGCTCCCAGTTACATTTCCGGTAAATTGTGATGTGGTGAAATTAGCACACGACGATGTTACATTGACAGATCCAACCATATTTCCATAAACCACCGTAGAACTATCAGAATCATCTGACAAAATTACGTTGGTAGTACTGCCAGAAAAGTATCCAATCAACGACCCATAAAAGTTTATGGTATTGTTAAGAAGGTTGTCGTTGGAATCCAAACTGCCAGATTGATAATTGGTTACAGATCGGCTACGAGCGGCAACACAACTAATATTAACCAACTCATCAATACCAAAATTCTTATTTTCAGAATTTGATAAATTGGTTATGTATGTGTCTTTAGATGGATAGATAAAAATATGCATATTATACGGCTGTTGCTTTAATGTCTACGTCTGGAAACTTCAACTCAAACACACACGGATCAAGTGATGGATATACAATTTTATTGACCGTTGCCGCATCAATGTTGTATTCAACATCCGAATAATTACCGTTTCTGGATGTTAAGTTGTTAATCCTCAGTTGTGCAACCGACTGTACACCTTCGATTCTAGCAATCTCCAATTCTAACTGACTCAAATTGATGGGTTGATTGAATCCCCACAAATCAATATTAAAAAAGTCTTTTACTGCCTGAACGCAATTCGATAAAACTTCTTTCTTATTGAAATTGTTGTATGTTACAATCTTAAATTCAACTCCAACATTGATGATATATCCATCAATCAAATTAATACCGTCAGTCATCATACGATAACGACTCAAGTATTGACGGAGATTATACAACAAAGCTGAATTTGGTTTCGTTAAGTTTTTATTTACGTCATAACTTAACAAGTAAACATTAACTGAAAATGGATTTTTTAGGTTGCCACTAATTTGTCTATTACTTAACACTTCATTTTGTTGTGTCAACTCACCATCCACAATGGAATTTGCATTGAGATTGTTATCAGAAATTACAGTGGCTTTTGCTACAGATCCAAACTTGGATGGCATAGCGTAACAACGTGCGATATAATCGTCTGCGGTCACTACACGATTTTGTGCAGCAAAAAATGCAGTGGCATTTTGTTTAATTTCGTCATTTGATTCTGGTCCATCACCACCGACAGCAGGTATATTGTTTTCGGCTGCCAAAGAGTTTCTGACCACTTGAAACAAATTCTGTTCTGCGGTAGACATCACGGAAATGTCGTTTTCATACTCAACACTGACAATTTTGTTGATATCTCCAGTTTGACTATTAGATTCTACACCACCACCAACCAAATATTTGACAGTGAATTGCGTTCCTTGTCTAGGATATACACCAAATGAGTCTGAATTGACAATGTTTGATGGATCAATGTTGGCATTTAAATTACCAAGATTTGATAAACTAACTCCTAAAATTTCTGCGGAAGGTATAATTATTTCGTCATTAACACCATCATTACCGGGACCAAATTCAAGATAAGTCAAATTGTTTTGATCAATATTGGTGACAAACTTACGTTGAGTCCGTAACAACTTAACAATATTTGGAACAGAGGATTGATATTGAATAAAACGATCATCATTCAAAGATGTATTCTCATACGATGTTAACACAATATCTTGTGCGAGATATTCAACTTCATACCAAGAAACATTATCCTGATCACGTACATCTAAAATTTCCAAGACATTCGATTCATCCAAAAACAATTTGTAGTAAGGAACATTCTCATTGACAACAAATGTCTTTGTTACAATTTGTCCAGAAATGCCATTTGCAGTTTTCTTAATCAAAAAGAACTGTGGAATTCCAAAATCATCTCTGGAACTAACTGTGATTTCTCTTGGTGAATTGGACGTATCAACTGAAAAGTCAATGACATCTGTTGTTACAAATCCTAATCCATTACTGTTAATAAGTTGCATTCCAGCCTTAATTCTAAGGGTATATTTTTCATCTGGAATGTAATCACCGTCGTTAGTTTTTATTGCCGGTACCAACTGATATACATCAAGGTTTGTCAAAGACGGACGAGAAACCTTGGGTTTATAGCCAAGAAACTTAGATAATGCCAATACATTCTTACGTTCCTCAGTGTATGGAAACAGACTTTCTTTGAACTGTTGATCCAAATAAAAAGACAAAACATCACCAACATACGCTGCCATATCGATGAAGATTGTTCCCGGTGAAGAATCAGAAAAGTCCTGATAATTCTTTGGAAAATACGTCTTGGTATAGTCGATAAGATTTTTCTTGAACTGTGAAAAATCCCTGTTCAAATAAGATATGTCCTTATTTGTCAACGGTTTAAACGTTTTCTGTGTTGTTGATGCCATAATTAGTTATTTTCCAAAAACATTTCAATTTGTGTCTGATCATTATTCACAGAAATAGTCAAATTGATGTATAGTCTATAAATATCGACATCTTCTCTTTTTAAAACCTTAACATCAATATTGTCTATTGTTGCCATCGGAATCCAAAAATTAATGTCGCTAGTCAATGATTGTTTAACCCGTTGAGATAAAGTCGTATCGTTTGGATCAAATACAAAACTATTCAATGAGTGACCAAATGTAGGTTGCATACGACGCTCTCCCTTCTTGGTACTCAATAAATTACGAATGTTGTTCTTTACCTGTTCTAACGTATATATGGTTTGATTAAAAAATCCCCCACTTCCGTTTTGAATGGGTAACGTCAACCCAATTGGATACAACGTAGTCATATTACATCATTGATACTGAAGCAGATGTTGTTGTACCACCAGACTTCTTTTTATCAATCGCCTTCATCAATGCAGAATAATTTTTTGTCAAAGCTTGTGCCACCGGAGCAGGTGCATGATCCAAATTGTCCATCACAGATGGTGGTGACGATAATGACGATGCAACCATGTCACCTTCTCTTGGAATACCACCCACAGTTTCATTCAATGCTTTGTTTAAAAGTTCATTTTGTGTGTACTTTTTGAACTCTCTTTTGACTGGCTGTTCCTTAACAATCGGTTTCTTCGATGCACTAACCGTTGTTTCTGTGACTTTCTGACTCTTTTGAGTGAAAATCTCAGCCATGACTTCTGGTAACGCGGCACGGACTTCTTCCTGTACCATCTCTCTTATTAGTTGTCTCAATGATTCTTTTGTCATAGTAATATTAAATATCAAATTTGATAGTGTAAAATGACTTATATTTGAATTTGACTTATATCGGAAACTTGTCTTCCACGTCTGTCAAAATTGTTAAATCCACCCGGAACACCCTCGCCTGTTTCAGTATTGATACTAACAGGTTCGGCACCATCAGTTATTTTACCACCATTTTGACCCGGCGCATATCCACCACCAGTCAAAAATACACGTCTACTCAATAATGTTGAAAGTCTTTTTTGGAGTTCTTCCAAATCAAATAACTGAACCGGTACTTGTGTAAAAGGTAAAACTGCCCCTCCAGCATCAGGATGTGAGTGATAGTACCAATGAACGTGAGTTTTTAACCACTCACACAAGTCAAATAACCAATCAACAGCGGTTTGTCCAAGTAACGCTGGTTCATTAGTTTCGTTATATTGACCCAAATAAATAGCAGGACTGTTAATTACTGTTTTTGTATTTGTACTAATCACTACCTGTTCATGTGCATCTACGGTATATTCGCTGTCGGTAACAATAGCATATCTCTTCTTAGAAAAATGAAACGTTTCGGCAAATCTACTACTTAAGATTATACGATCCGTGTTAAGGACATATTGGTCCTTGTTCAATATTGGATAAGAAAACGTAGTGGCATTATTAGGAGCAAACGCAGTTACTTCTTCTCCCGTTTGATCTCCTGACACTCCAAACATCTTTTTGTAACATGTGGTTACATATTTTGAAATCGTACAACCGGACGTAATATGAATCGATGTACCGTCATTGTTAATATCCTCCAACAAATAACCACCAGTATTTCTTTCTGGGTGAGTTAAATCATCTTCATCAATTGGAGTAATTTTAGGTAATTTTGGATGTAATTGAATTTCTTCTGTCTTTTTTAACGGACGTTGACGGTTCCTAAAAATAATCATAGGATTACCACCACCGACTTCATATTTGTTGTTAAAAAAATTATTCTTTTTCTTATTACCTATGTTATAATCAAAATATCCATTTTTAAAATTGTGTGCGGGATTGTTATCATATGCTTTATCATTTTCACGATTATCGTCATATGCACCAAATCTTATTGATTGTCCAAACCTACTCTCTATTACGGTATCGCCTTCAAATCGTCTCAATGATCTGATATTTGGATTATGAAGAAAGTATCTTCCCAATGCTCCTTCAAATCCATATCCACCCTGAGCACGTAACTTACTTACTGGTCCTTTATAATCAATAAACGGATCCGTATCGCTTTTGTATTCCTCACGGTTACCCATATTGGCACCATAAGTCAATTCAAACGCTATATCAGCGTTGTTGTTTACAAAGTTCTTATAGTTTATTTTGCGGGTGTAATACAGATTGTTATTGTACTTAACCACACCCACAATTTCATTAACCAACGGATATTCAGAGATATTATTCTCCAAAGGCATTGCCCATGACAATCCTTCCTTAGGCAAGGTTGTTTGAGAATTCAATAGACGTACTTTTACACGTCCTATCCATGTATAATCATAATCATCAATAGAAGGTTTTTGACCGATGTAATTTTCAGGCCATTGATCCGGATCCAAATAGTGTCCATTTTCTATAATCTCAGGATGAGATTCGTCCAAAATAATATCCAACACCACCGCTGGTTCATATTGAGGAGTGGATGCAACATCTGTTAACAAAAATTTAAGATCACGTTTTGTTGCCAAAAGATTTACATCTTTTGACTGATCCATTGCGATTGGAGAGTTTGTACTCATATCAAGATTTGTTTATATTTATTTGACCGCCTGATTTTTCAATCACTTTAATTTCTTGCATAATCTGACGTTTTTCTTCTTCGGTCAAAAACCCTGTCATTTCTCCGTCTGCACCAACTGTTTGTCGGCTCATGATACGTTGAATAACCGCAGCTAACTTAACTAATTGTTCGTCATTTTTTACTTGAACATCCAAATATTCCTTTATCAAAGGAACAATCATCAAAGCATCATTTGCAGTTTTAATCATCGAACGCAAATCACTGATCAATATGTCAAGTTGATCCCGATTGTTCTCAGAATTCTTAACTATATCCTTACACAAATCAGAAAATTTCTTGTTTTTGTATATTTCAATATCATTGTCCATATTCAGTACTTACTGTTATAAATAGAAAAACCACCCCTTTTGGAGTGGTTTTCCTTATTTTATTTTAGCAGACTACTAGAGGTTGCCATTATTTACATACGACTTGGTGATATTGTTCTGATAGTTTTTCATTCGATTAATCACCTTAGTAATCTGTTGCGTCTTACATGAAGAAATCTCACGAATGTACAAGTACAATGCCTTTTTGTTAAAGGCATCAATACGATCACTGTTGCGGAAAAGTTCAATCACCGCATTAGCAATATTGATATCACGTTGTTTGGTAAAAATCTTACCCACATTCTTTTCCCAATAGTTCACCATTAGTTGAAGAAACTCACGGTTTTCTTCTTCTCTATAGTGACAATCTTCGTGTTGCAACTTGTAAGTATTTTCACCGTTATCATCGCCTATTTCAACATGTTGGTTGAATCGTTTGTAATTACTATTATTCTGAAAAATCAGATAGTTCTTAGCAATAATACTGAAATAACTAAACGCCTTACCTTTACCGCTCTCAAACTTATGAATATTGGCAACCAAATGAGCAACAGTTTCCTTTTGTACTTCCAAAGGACTTGTCTCAAAATAACAGAACTTAAACGTGTTAAACACGTTTTCAACTAACTTTTCAAACGCATACTTGATCTTAGTATTGTAGATTTCATCACGTTGTGATTGATCATCACTGGTATTATATTCGATAATTGCGTCCTCAGTCTCGGATGTAAAATACATCTTTTCCTTGGGTTTACGAACCCTCTTTGTTTTCTTAGTTTTTGTGGTTTCGATAATCGGTGTTTCCGCAATAGTAACAACTGGGGTCTTAATTTTTGCGGAACGAATCTTCTTTGTCTTCTTTTTTACAACCTTGGTTACAGAACGAACTGGTGTTCGTTTGGTTTTCTTCTTTATGATCTTAGTATTCTTCTTGACTGTCTTTTTATTAGTTTGTTTCTTTGTCTTGAACATTGGAGTTAGTCCTTTGATTGAGTTTTTCTAGTATCAAATATAAATCAGAAAAGACTCCGCCTACATCGTCGTCCTTTTCAAAAATCTGTTTATCATCAACCAACTTTATTTGACGATACACCTCATTTATATCATCCTTGAATTCTACTATCCAACTCTCATATATGTCAATTTTATTTTGACAATTATATGTCACATAACCAAGTATCACAGTTGTTGCAACAAATAGTCCCAACAACAAACTTAAAATAATAATCATAACTTTTATTCTTCTTCCTCGTTCTCGTCTTCTTCTTCCGTACAATAGTTTGTTAAATAGATCAACGCTTCATCAACTAAATCCCAATCTTTTGTAGTTTTGGCTTCTTTTAGAATTTGAACGATTTCGCAGGTTTCTTCTTGACTCATATACTGTTAACAAAATTATTTTTAAGTCTGTACGTTTATACAGACAAAATTAAATAGTATTAATGAATGTAAACGTCAAAAAAAATTGATTTATCTCTGTACGAAATATCTCTTAAAGAAGTCATCGCCCTGATTATCCATCTTTTTGAGTTCTTCTTTAGTTATATTTTGCAATTCAGTTTCGTCGATTTTACCGTCGTTATTTGTATCGTATTTTTCAACGATTTGAGTTGCCTCTTGTGTGTTTACTGGTTCGATTGGTGTAATAGACTGTTCAACAACAGGTGTGGTTACAATCTTTTTGGGTGGCTCTTCAATTGGTTTTGGTGTCTGTTTCTTATCGTCCGGAATATAAATAGCGTATTCTTTACTAACTGCCATGTTGTATGCCAATATCAACGCAACCGCTAGTGGATCGAATACAAAAATCAATACTAGAATAAACCATTTGACGACTGTATTTAAGTTCATATTCAGCTCGTCCGCAACAAATTTGAAAGTCTGAATGTCTTTATTAGATGCAGTGTTCAACTTAAGATCTGCAATCTTTTTGTCAATAGTATCTATCGTGGCAGAATACCCGGATGACTTATCATTCTCCGTTTTAATGTTTTTGTCCGTTTGATCAATCAATTCCATAGTCTGATCTTGTACCTGACGAAACTGGATTGGATTACGTGCCAATAACGCATTTGTATTGATCTCACTTAATCTGGACTCCTGTGTTTTTCTTAATGCTGATAATGAATCAATACGTAATTTAACTTCATTGATTTTTGATTGTTCTTGTTTCTTTTGATCTTCCAACAATTTGATACTGTCCATCATCATAGTGTATTTGATAGAAGACTGTTGATATGCACTGGTAAGATATCCAAATATACCCAACGACGTAATCAACATAAGAATGAATACCGCACCACATAAATAAGATTTTAACATCCATTGGGACTTTTTCCAAAATCTATATAAGAATGATGTTGCAACCAATTTACCCAATTCAAGCGAAGAAGCCATCACCATAGCGGCAATAGACGCACCGGAAAACAATAATCCGATACCCCAAATGGAGAAAAAAGCGGCACATCCAGCAATGAATAATGCTGAAAAGCCAAGTAACAGATTAAAGTTCAGTATGTTTCTGTTCATAGTATATAAATATCAAACAAAGTAAAAAACCCCCACCTATTAGGGTGGGGGTCACATAACTTATTTGTTTATTCACTTCACAGTGATCTTTTTGACATCTGGCTTAACCGGCTTAACCTTAGGTAACGTAATGGTTAACATACCATTTTGAAACTCGGCTTCAACCTTGTCTTTAGAAATATTATCACCCAAAGTAAAACTTCGACGAAAACTTGAACGTTTCAACTCACGACGTATGTACGTTCCAGTTTCACCAGAAACCTTATCTGGTACGGTTAACTTGTTTCCTACAACAGTCAAGACGTTAGCTTCAAGTTCGACATTTACATCCGATTTATCCAGACCGGGAATTTCAGCTTCAATTACCACACGATCTGAAAAATCAATAACATTTACCTTTGGATACGATCCCTTTTCAAAAAAGTCCACACCAAAATCTTGCGTGAAGTTAGGGACGTTAGCAGCGAAGAATTCATCGAAGATTCTATCAAATGGAGTTAAAAACTCATCACGATGAACTGCACGAAGTGCATTTTTATTGATCTTACTTAGATTACTCATATTATATTTCCTTTCGTTAATAGTCCTTTTGGACCTATTATCTCTTAATCTTTTGGACTTAAGAGGGTAAAACGCTTTGTCTTACCAAACAATATATAGTGAAAACCTAGATAAAATATTCAGTTTTGTTGGAAAAATCAAACTCTGGAATCCATATATTCATAGGACCATGTACCCCAAACGTATTTCTTTGTAGGTTCATATCCACTGTACATTCTCTTGAGAATTTACACGCAACTTCGTATGGTGCAAATACACACCCATGTTTTTCATACAATAACGCATTGTGAACACATATAACAAGATCCTCAGCACAGTAACCATTGTTGTGATGTTTATAGTAATCACCATGCGTTGTGGCAACAAAAGGAACATATTCTTTTGTAGGAACTTCCAAAAGTCTCTTTGATCTAAAAGAAAATCCTCCATTTCCAACACGTCGTGTGACTCCACTCGGATCTAAAAAATGACCTTCAATTAAAGGCCATGGTGCACCAATATAATCATAATTGTAAAAATTATCATCCCAAGCATCGGCATTAACAATAAATCCATCTGTCTGAACTATTAAACAATATTTGGTATCAATGTATCGATGCAAGTCATAAATCATAAAATGACTATATGCCTCCGTGGATGTTAAATGTGGACAGTGTTCTACTTTAATCCCGTCTTCATCAGAAACAGTATATTCATGTGTAATGAATTTTGCATCTGCAAATTCCATTTGATTCATACAATATCGCATAGACATCAACGATTGTTGAAGTCGTACTGAAGACACACACACCAAAGTTACATCGTTCAACTTTTTCATAAATTATTTTGCATTTGATGTATAGTTCTATCAAATTCATCCAAAATATACAATTTACAATAATATGACTCTTGCGTTATTACACTAAAATTAACAGAGACACTTGGAGAAGATGGTTGTTTCAATAACGTCTCAATTAAATTTTTTTCTAAAATTTGAGACACCATTAGTTTATGTTTTGAATTATATATTTCAACTCTCAAAGAGTGTGTATTATCACGATATAATACAGATGTATCAATAACAACGTTCTTGGTTATAGTTTTTAAATCGGAATAACTATTGGTTTTTCCACACACATAATTTTGATTATATGGTGTTGGTGCATTTTTTCCAGATAATGTATGTACAGAAACAGTCCGATCTAGAAAATTAATACCGGAATACCTTTCGTAATCTCTAATCGATCTAACTGATCCCATTTGATATGTCTTAGGAATAGATACATTCACGTCATCTTCCATCTGAAATAACACTCTGTTTCTCTTATGCGATTGATTGTCACGTTCCCACCAAGATTTTTCTACAACCGAGTGTTTTGTTAAATCGTGATCATCCCAATGTTTTATTCTAGCAGACCGTGTATATTCGTGCCACAAAACAACCTTATGTGGATGATACAAATCATAACCATGAGTGAACGCACGAACAGCAATGCTTATTTCTTCGCCATAAAAATAATACTCAGGATCATGTGGAACTTCATCACAAAAAGATCCATCAGTAAATGCAAAATGAGCAGAATAGAATCTTGCAGGAATAGGCCGAGTTAGTTTATCATGATCTGTAATCGGATTTGGTACGAATATTACAGTGCCTTCATCTGTAAACGTATGAAAGTCCATTTTCCAAGGAACTTGTTCAAAAGATTCTTTGAGTTCAAATGGATCAAATGCAGGCGCATATGTGGTGATAATAGGCTTCTTACTTCCCATATCAACACACTGCGCATACATTTCTTTTAATAAGGTATCCCATCCCTGTACAAACCTGTGATGAGAGTCTAATTGTAATGTGTATCTTTCTCCGTTATAGTAACGTTGAATCAAATTTCTTGCCCAACATGCCCCTTTACTTTTATAGTAAGGAACATCGATGATATTGATGTTTGGATAGTTCTGTAAAAAACTTAAATTTTCAACATCATCATGTTGCCAACAAATACAGAGATTTAAATTTTCTGGATTATTGGCAGTTTCAAACATATCCACAATGGTTGGTACCAATTCTGGATCTCTATAAGAGGCTATTTGTACAAAAATTGATTCATCGTTCATAACTTAATTTTCGAGCTTCCACATATCATATTCACATCTACATGATATATAGTCAGCAACGTGAAGTAGACGCGGCAAATTTGTCTTCAGTTCATGTTCTGGATTATATGACTTCAAATATGAAGAGTTAGCTTCATGGTACAAACCATCAGACAACTTGATTGCCAATGTCTCCTTCCAAGTACAAGGAATTTGATATTGTTGTAGAATGAACAACGCACGATCAACCACGTCCATATATTGTAGATTGGGGTTGAACTTAAAAATCTCACCACGATTCTTTCGATGCCAATCGCTCTCTTGAATCTGATAATACTCGCCCTGTTCCTTGTCACCCAACTTTCCAAGATCATGATGGATGGCAGAAAACGCCAACTCTTCATCAGTGAAGTCGATAGTACCACCACGGGCTTCATACAACTTCTTGACACCAAAGGAAGTAGTCAAAACATTCATGATGTGGTCAAGGTAACCACCAACATAAGCGTTGTGGAAATGTTCCTTTGCGCTCGCAGGTGCCATGATGGCACGATAACCGTACTCATTCTCACTATACAGGTATTGCAACTTTTGAAGTCGTTCACCGGAGAAGAATTTTTCGAGTTGTTTTAGAAATTTTTCGTAATTAGCAAAAAGCTCTTTTTCAGTATAAGATTTTGTCATGAAATACATCCTATACTGAAAAAGAGAATAAGTCAATTTTTTATTTACGTGTTATAAAATTGCAACACTGCTCGTAAATTCAGCAGACCCGTATGGCGTAGTTAATAAAACTGATGTAATTACATCGTTCACGTTGATTTTAGAAAATCCCCCAGACGTTGTAGTATAAACAAAAACGTTAACGGTCTTATTATCATCATATGTTAATGTAGTTTGGTCATTTACAAATTGTGTACCATCGACATATACCCAATTAGAACTTGAATCTGGATGATCACGTAAATTAGTAACCGTTGGTGTTACCGTTGCTGGTGCAAAAACATACTCAATACTACTTGTGAATTCGCCATCCGATGTTACAACTGTAAAAGTTCCATTTGTATTTACATCGGTTGGAATAGAAAATCCAATTTGATTATTGTTATATACATAAACCGGATCACATTTTGATGTATTAAAATATATTTGTGTATCACCTGTAATAAAGTGAGTTCCAAACATGTATATCCATTGACCAGATGGTCCAGATGTTGGAGCAAATGATGTAATTGTAGGGGTGACAGGGGATGGTGGAACTGGTGTATTAACCGTTAATGTGGCAATATCACTTGTAGTAGTACCGTCAACATTAGTTACAGTTGCATTATAATTGCCAGCGTCATTCAATGTAGTCGTTTGAATAATATAAGTATTACCCGTGGCGCCTACGATTTCGACATTATCTTTGAACCACTGATAACTAAGTGGACCTTCATCTGAAACGTTAACATTAAATACAGCACCATCGCCCAGTAAAATTGTTTGACTGGATGGTTGTTCGATAATTATAGGAGTTGGCATATTTTAATATAAATACTAGTTTTATGTAGATCTTTTCAATTTTTTTATGATGAATCGAACTAAAGCACTTCTTACAATATCATCTTCATCAAACTTAAATGTATAAATTCCATTTTCACAACTTTCTTGGTCGTCAAATGAATTCATCATTTTTAAAAACCCACTTTTTCCATTTATATCACTTTGATCCGGATCGCCCAATATAAATACTTTGCTAAATTCACCAACACGTGTAACAAGGGTCACCAGTTCTTTGTATGTCATGTTTTGAGATTCGTCTGCGATAATACATCTAGCATTCCAATTTAATCCTCTCAAAAATCCAATGGGGATACTATCAATTCGTTGTTCTTTTTGAAGAGAATCAATACTGGCTTTATTCGTCAACTCAGACAACTTTTCAAGAAGTGGTTGAATGTATGGCGCCATCTTTTCATCAGCTTCACCTGGCAAAAAGCCAAGTTTACTATCAGAACTTTCAACGGCACTTCTCAAATATAAAAGATCACTAACTCGTTTTTGATTGAGTAATAGTAACGAAGATAATATCGCCATATATGTTTTTGAAGTGCCGGCCGGACCACTTACAAACATCAATTTGGTGTTTTTGTCTAATGCGATATCTAAAAATTGTTTCTGTTTGGTTGTTAACTCTCGTTGATATATTTCAATCTCATTCTTAATTTTATGTTTTTGAGGGACTATTGGACTCTTATCTTCACCGGGTTGTTTTTTATTCTTTTTCATTCAGTTTTTTAGGTTTAACTGCATTATCCAATAACATTTCGACATGTTTTACTCGTCCACACAATTCATATTTTTCTTCTTGAAGATAAAAATTGTAAACATTTTGAATATTATCTCGAAATGCTTCTCGGGAAATAGTAATTACAAAATCGGAATTTTTAAAATTAAATACTTCTACCATCGGTAGATTTTTTTGAATCGCAAACTCAATAGATGATATAACACGTTCAGTTAAGTCCGTTTTATTAGACTGAACATACAACTCCAATTCTTTGAAATCAGAGGGCAACACAAATGGTTTATATTTTGTTTTACCTGCCATATAACACTAATAAATATCCTTACGCGTCAGATAAAACCAATAAAAAACGCCATCGTAAGATGGCGTTTGTAAATCGTAGTAGTTTTACTTGTTGTTTAGTTCTTCTTAACCTTAGTCTTAGTTTTGACACTAAGATCAGGAGCGGTTTGTGCCGGAATCAGATTGCTCAACTCAACGATTCGGAACTTGGCAGTAGACTTCCAAGAATTCTTTGTTCTATCTGAAGCGTACTCAAAGGTCTTACTCTTTGCGATCAAATCATTGATCTCCGCAACAGATCCAGCGTTCTTAATTTGTTCACGTAGTCCCATAACTTTTACCAGATACGATGCTTCTTATCATCCTTTTCAACCACCTCGACAACTGAGCCATCAGGCCAGCGTTTGACGATTGACTTCCAGTGCATCAGTTCCTCGGACGCATCTGCGGGGGTATCATACTCCGTATCAGACACTCGGAGACCACTACGTACAACTACATACTTCTTCTTTTCCATATGTGTAACTTCTTTATTTGTTAATGTTTGTACTACGACTTACACCATCATCATATCTCAGAATTTAAAAATGTCAACATCTTTTTACCAAACTCGATGATTTTCTCTGATGACTTCGTATCCATCACGTTCCGATAGATGCCAATGTCTAACAACTCTTCCCATTTCATCTATTGTTTCAAGATCGTCAGGTACTGTTAACACTCTCAAATCCGCTCCTTCACCATTGACACGTTCCTGAAGGAATTCGACCGCATGAATTAATTCTGGCAATGTCCGGTCTTCATAACAATAATATGAATGTGGTTCATCAACATTTAGCAATTCACATGCTATGGTAGACAGTTTATATCCACAATTTATTCCTCTTGAACGATTTACGACAATCTTCATATACATAAATATATAATTATTTCAATTATGTTTGAAATTTATAAGAACCACCATCAGGATGAATGACCACACTTTCATAATAAAAGGATTGCATAATATCATCCGTCGCATTATAGATAGTTACTCCGCCAATCGGCCAACTCATTTCATCTGGTGTATGTGTCTTATAAAGATAAAGTTTGTAATAATCTGGATATTTGGCAACTAAAACTCTCGTACCTTTCAACGTAAATCGGTCAACCTTACTATCATCTTTTACATCCAAAAATATCCAATGTTCTGTACTTGAAGTCTTTGTGACCGTCCGTTGTACCGATTTGAAATATTTACTATTTCCTACATCATATACAGGTTCATTTGCCTTTTGTTTTGGTTTTCTAGTAACCTTCTTAGGTTTATCTTTGTTTTTAGTTTTTACTGGTTTCTTCATTTTTAGTGCTTAGTAAAAAATTGATAATTAGTAATAATTCGATCTTAACAATTGCGTTGAATACAATTTTAATAGTTCAATTTCGAATAACAGTTTGAATATAAGTACCTCCGTAAAACAAAAAAACCAAAAACTTTCGTTTGTGGTTTGAATTTTCTATTTTGATAAATTAATTACTATTCTGTCTCTACATCAGCCGCCAATGGAAGTCCTCCAGCATCTTCCACAACCGCTTTGATTTCATTTTCCAACTCCTTGATGCGTTCCTTATATCCAGCTGCTACATCCTTAAAATCCTTCTTGGTATGTAGTAGTTTTTCAGTAAGTTCGTATACTTTCTTCTGTGCTTCTTGCTTTGATAATTTGATGTTACTCATAACAAACATACATATGTATTGTGGTATGGAAGAGGTAAATTTTCACGATATAAATATTCACAACCATCGTATCACAATCTGGGCAGATCGATTCGTTGTACTACGTCACCCAGAAAAATGTGATCTATACGAAGATGAAACTTGTCGTGAGAAAATGATCAAGTACCTAACCGACGAAGGTTACATTGATCCCGAAAAACATAACTGTATCGTAATTGATAGTTACATCGACTTTGAACCGGAATAAAAATGGTGGACGTGGGCGGAGTCGAACCGCCGTCTTCAAAAATCGTTATACATCAGACTACACGCTTAGATACTTTTCGTTACGTCAACACACATCTAAAATATCAAACTGTGTATGATCGGTGTTTGGAAAGATTTAAATGACAATCCCAAACGTATTGTCATCGTGCCTGATAGTTTACACTCATCACAATTATCAGACATCATTGCAATGAATGTGCAGCAACTTAGGCTGCGAGTGCCAAACCACTCTTCTTAGAGGTCTTCTTAGAAGTGAAGTTGTAGCTGATTACCTTGCTCTTCTTATTAGCAGTTAATTTTTTGATAGATGATTTAAGAGGCCAACTATCGTCCTCTACGTGCCTAACGTACACTAACTCCTGAATCGAAACCAGTACACGCCCATGAAAAAGAACACAAATAAATATCAGATAAATTCTCTCTGATATCCAAATTCATTAAATACATCTTTGTATAGATCCCACACAAAATCAAGTTCTTTTTGAGTATAATAACTTTTATAATCTGTCATTTGTGAATTCTTCGGATCCCGTCGCAATTCAAACGTTTGAGAATTGCCTTCAAACTGATAATTATTAGTAGTCAATCCATTTACCAAAGTGTTTGTGTGCGGATCTGTAAAATCTAAAAATGGCAATTTGTGCAAATCTTCAATCATATGTTCAACACGTATGTAAAAATCAGGTTTACTACTGTGTCTAATGATAAAATGTTCTTCAGACCTATCGTTACACTCTTCATTAAGATATTCTGAAAATGGTTTTTTTGCAACATAATTTCCAGTTTCTGGATCCTCTCCAAAATGACGTAAATGCCATGTTGATACTATTTTTGCATAAGGATTTCTTATATTGCATACTAACGTATAATTATCACACCCCGGTGGGATATCTGTTTCGTGTGTATATGACTCAGTAACCGGTATATTTAATCTATAATTATAGAATTTATAGTATGCAAGAATTTCAGATACAGATCGACTAGCAGTTCGGGTTGGTAACCACCATACTACTTTTAAGTCGTGATTGACATTCATTATAATTTTGGAGCGGGTAGCCGGAATCGAACCGGCACATCGACCTTGGCAAGGTTGCAGGCTACCACTACATCATACCCGCGCTCTTTAAATTTGGTGGACCGTAAGGGAATCGAACCCTTCCCTAAAGCTTGCAAAGCTCCTGTGCTACCACTATCACTAACAGCCCATTAATGTCACATAAATAGTATTGATAAGTCTAAACCACAAAATTATAATTAGGATTCTTTCCAACAAAATAACAATCCATAATTAGAAAAATTAGTATTACCATCAATTTTAAACCCACATCTATCAATTTTTTTAACCATTTTATCATACATGATTTTATATTCATTAATATTCATGAAATGATATTCAATTACCATTCTATCGACATTATATTTTAAATATGACTCTTCAATTCGGTCTATAATAGAATATTCGGATCCTTCACAATCTAATTTTAGAAAATCGATTTTAGAAATATTATTGTCGAATATATATTGCATCACATCAATCGTTTGAACACTGGTCAACTCAAATATGTCATTATCTCTAATATAATTAGAGTCTTGTTTTTTTATAGTATTGTCAAACGTTTCAAGACATGACGATATACCATCCGATCTAATATAAAAGTTTTCAACGTGTGTTTTATTACTCAATGCAATCGTATCAACTTTTACGTTTGTGAATTTATGACTGGCAATTGTATTTGATAATTTATAATTCGGTTCTATACTATAAACAAATTTAGCACCATCATACAAAGATTTATATGTAAAAAATCCAATATTTGATCCAACATCGACCACAACATCATTAGTTTTTACAAAACATTTAGGGTGATTATAAACACGATTACAAAAAATTTCATATAGTGGTATTGCAAGCAAATGAGTCGTCGTACATTTTAATCCAATATCTTTAAAATATCCACGTGAGTCGATGTTACTCAGATTGATACATCCATCAAAGTTTTCAACTTTAAATAAAAGTTCATTTTCATATTCGTCATACACTTCATATATTTTATGAACGACGTTTTGCGGAGTACGAACCCATAACAACTCATTGGGATATACATCAACTAATATATTAAAAAAAATTAACTTGGTATAACCATCCAACACTTTTACTTTAACTTTATTTGGTCTACCATCGTAAGTAAAATTTATTTTACAGCCGTTATCAGAAAAACTATGAAATGTAATCATAACAATTTATATATTATGAGTCAAACCCTTATCTTTTATTATTATTTATAAATAATTGCGTTATATACGATCAACTTTATGTAAATAACATCCATTGATTATCATATACTAAAACATTATCAATCACAATAGATCCAAATAACTTATTTTCAATTTTATTACGCATTTTAATATTCAACTCAAACTGTTTTGCTGCCCGAATCACATCATGTCGTACATCGTCCCAATACCAGTCATCGCCAAACAATACCATATTAGGACGCATCAATTGTTCATAACAATCTATTATTTCATTATAAGTTTCATTCTTATAGTGTGCACTATCCAGAAAAATTATAGATGGTAAACTAGATATACGATTATGATAACGCATTCTAGCTAACAATTTTATTCCAGTAAGAGATGTACAATTAATCGGTACAATTTTATTTCGATACTCGTAAGTATTTGCTAAAAACCGTTTGTAAATCGTAGGAATACCATTTTCAAACTGTAAAAACTTATATCCTTCACTCTTAGATTCCAAATCCCACATATTTGTGTCACCTGTAAATGGATCTATGCATACCACCGAAGAACTGTGTAATCCACATCTATTCAATGATTCAATAATCCGTATACAACTACCACCTACCATTGATCCTATTTCTAGAACTGACTCTGGTAAATATTCAGTAAACAAACTATCTAATAAAGCAGGCGTTACATTCGTGTGTGGGTATGAGTTGTCTATATATTTTATCACATCACAGTTTGTATACGGTGTGATATTATTATAAATCGTATGATTTAATTCTTTATATATTGACATACATTTTAAATATACTCAAATCAACTTCGTTAAACTTGATGTTGATTTTGTCACAACCCCAGTTGGTTGTCATGCATCTTTTTTAGCTTGATCAACAATTTTTTGTAATAAAATTGCGTGTTCCGATAATAAACCTTTCAGTGTTTATATATAGTGTACGTCAAACTAAAAATTAAATTGGATGACCACGACTTGCGAATATACGAGGATTTCACGAAAACGTTCTTGATTATCTGTTAACAGCTACATCAATATCTATCTCGTCAACTTCAGTCTTCTCCACCTCAACTGGTGGTGTTTTATAATTCTATATCACTAATGGTCAAATCTTTTCAACAATAATATTGTCTGTCACCGGTTTGCCAAGACATACTCTTGTGTTACAAACCATACAAATCAAATTATTCGTCATAACAGTTATTAAAGAACCCTTGATAATACCAAGTTCCTGCAATCTTTGACTAACAACGTTAACCTCGACTATTCGTCCTTTTTCACCAGCTTTTAATTCGGTTAACTTATATCTCTTCATTAAAATGGTTGCCCGAACTGGATTTGAACCAATACAAAGAGAGTCAAAGTCTCTTGTGCTACCATTACACTATCGGGCAATTAAAATCTACTTACTTCTTACGTCGATGTCCTCTAACAGTACTCGACTTCACTCTAACATAAGATGTTCCACCTTTACGACGAATCTTTCGAACCGTCGATTTTCTATGATGTGTTCTTCTCCATGTTGTTGCCATATATTTCCTTACTTAGTACGACGTTTAGCGTGAACCGTCTTCGAATGTTTGACTCGGACTGTCTTAGTTCCAGTCTTCGTCTTGATCGTCCTATTATGTCCCTTTCGGGAGTGCGCCTTAACTGATTTAGTTCCCATATATTTTCCTTTCTTAAATTGGAGCGGGTAGTGAGAATCGAACTCACGCATAGGCTTTGGAAGAGCTTCAGGCTACCATTACATCATACCCGCAAAATTGGCGGTTGGGGAAGGATTTGAACCTTCGGGGGCTTTAAGACCCCGGAGCTTTAGCAAAGCTCTGCATTAGACCACTCTGCCACCCAACCATAAATCATGTTTTATTTTGAACATTATATCCATTATGTTCAAGAACATCTTTACACAATTTAATAAAATCGTCAAGCAATAAATCTCCTTTTGCCATATTAGCATCTTTACACGCTAAACCCAAATTGTCAATATCACATCCACCACCTTTAGATACTGGTATTATGTGATCACAATTGTAAGTTTTTGGCTCTAAAAGATCTATTTTTCTGCCTGTCAAATAACATACCGGATTGTTTGTTATTTTTGTTTCAAATTCTTTAATTGAAAAGTCTAAACTTTTTCGTTTTCCTTTTCCTATTCGTCTACCATTTACAAAACTAAAGTTATCTTTTTTCCGTCTCAATATACCTTTTAAGGTTTTTCTATTTGATTTGTTTCTTGTTTTTGTTTTTTCTTTTTGACCAACACCACAATGGTATGAAATAGTTCCTTTTGAACACTTCAACAACTTTTGTATCTCTTTGTACGATTTGCCTTGTTTTCTCAATTCTAATATTAATGGTTTCACATTAATATATAGTTTGGGTTCGAACAAAAATTAATAATAATTATTCGAACTCGTTTTTATTTTCAAAGAATGGCGGTGAAGGAGGGATTTGAACCCCCGGTGGTTTTACCCACTGCAGTTTTCAAGACTGCTGCAATAAACCGCTCTGCCACCTCACCGTTTAAAATTGTCTACCGTTCGAAGCCGCCTTCATAGAATTACCTATGAGTCTAAGCGGAGTATATCTCCTCGTCCACCGTGTGGTTACGTTCAAACTAGCAAATTGGTGGGCGTAGTAGGATTTGAACCTACACGGATCGCTCCATGAGTTCCTAAGACTCACGTGTCTTCCATTTCACCATACGCCCGTAAATTGGTCGGAGTGACAGGATTTGAACCTGCAACAACTTGCTCCCAAAGCAAGTGCTCTACCAAGTTGAGCTACACTCCGATAAAAATTTTCAATGAACACCAAGAAGATCCAAATACTTTGTCTCCGGTTGTGGTAGAATTTCATCTGCCACAGTCATAATTGCCTTATAGTAAGCATATGACGGATACTGTTCCGTAATCTTCATGTTCTTAAGATACTCGAAAAGAACTTTATTGTCAACATCAATTTCCATATTTTTCTTTCTTTAAAAATTGGTACACGGTGAGGGATTTGAACCCCCGACAGCCACGGTGTAAACGTGGTGCTCTGCCGCTGAGCTAACCGTGCATCTCAATCGTTCATACATACTAACACCGAATCTGAAAATGTCAATGATCTTTTCAAACAAAAAACCGTTGATCTTTTGGACCAACGGTTTCAAATCTGAGCAATTGTTTTTTAACCGTTAGTCTAGTTTAGCTTGCGCTAGGGAGTAGCGATGGACTTGGTTGTCCACTGGCTACACTTGACTGTACGGATAAATTCATTATGACAATACATATAGTTAAATTTCACAAATGTACATTATTTTTGAACCAAAAGTAAGTTTTTTCCAAACCGTCCATCAAATTTGTACGAGGTTTCCATCCCATCGATAAGATTTTAGAACTGTCCATGATCTTACGTGGCGTACCATCAGGTTTGGCAGTATCCCATACAACTTCACCTTCATACCCCACAACTTTACATACAGCTTCAGTTGCCTCTTTAATGGTAATATCAGATCCATATCCCACGTTGATATGTTGATCAGCGCTGTAATTTTCCATCAAAAACACACACGCTTCCGCTAAATCATCAACATACAAAAACTCTCTCATAGGAGTTCCACTTCCCCAACAAACAACTTGAGAATCATTCTTGATTTTTGCCAAATGGAATTTACGAATCAATGCGGGTAACACATGAGAGTTAATTGGATCGAAGTTGTCCTTGATACCATACAGATTGCATGGCATAGCACTGATAAAATCACACCCATATTGTTGACGATACGCTTGACATGTACGTATACCGGCAATCTTTGCAAGAGCATACCACTGATTGGTTGGTTCTAATTCACCGGTTAACAGATACTCTTCCTTAATTGGTTGCTGTGCAAACTTCGGATAAATACAACTGCTACCCAAAAACAACAATTTGTTTACGTTATATACGTATGACGCATTAATGATGTTATTTTGTATCTGTAAATTATTGTATATAAAATCAGCTGGGTATGTACTGTTGGCAATAATACCGCCAACTTTTGCTGCTGCCATTATCACATACTCTGGCTTTGTAGTTTCAAAAAATTTATTTACAGATTGTTGATTGGTAAGATCCAATCCATTATGACCCACACCTATTAAATTCGTATAACCATTATTCAATAGTGTTCGCCAAATAGCAGATCCAACCATTCCGTTATGTCCGGCTACATAAATCTTCGAACCTTTATTCATAGTCTTAATGGTACATATCAAATAACATATTATTAAAATGAAAAAACCACCCAAAGGTGGTTTTCTTTTTTCATCCATTCAAACGTGGCTTGTCACAACAATTGCTAAGTTTTAGAATTTCATCAAGTGACTCTTTAACCCGAATAGGTTCATGACGATTCTTGATAAAAATCAAACTGTGAACCTTGGACGGTTCAATGTTAATAACCATATCCAAGTTAATCAAATTTGGATTATACTCACGTTGCTTAGCGTTACCGTCATGACTAGGATCAAGTACGTTGAGTTTAATAAAGTGTGCCATAAATTGTGTCTATAAATAGTTAACCGGCAATGACATTACATCATTGCCGGTTGTTTGTCAACTATTATCGTCTAGAATTAGAAGGTCAACTTAAGACCACCGGAATAAACGACGGTTCCAGAGAACTCACGATTTGCCCAATTATACTTGGCAGCATTGAAATCGTTATCGAACCATCCAACTTCAGCAAATGGAGTCAAAGTACCCCAAGCAAAAGTGAACGGACGAGCAACAGTGCCCTTAAAGCTAAGGGACTTGTAGTCATTAACGTATCCATACTCAGCAGCTGGGGTGACAGTCACACCATAAAACAAATTCTGAGTACGGCTAAGTCCAACGAACACGCCTTGCTGATTAAGGTCAATATCGAATGCACCACGAACATATGGAGTAACATATGGGTTGTTCAAGGCAACCTTGGCACCAAACTCAGTAGAGTTAGGAATACCAAATCCGCCAGCTTGGTGACGAGTAACATCAGCGGTAGTACGCAATGAAAACTTCTCGGTCAAACCAAAACTCTTACCAGCACCAAGTGTCCAGTGACTCTGATCTTGATCACCAGTTGGTAGCAACACACCACCAGCATACACATCAGCATACTTTAGACTCTTGATTGCGTTGACACCAACAAACGGAGTTCCCCCAGAACGAGAAACACCATTGACCACATAGTGGTTATTATAGCCAGCTTCGACTCCAATACTAGAGTCATTAGCCTTAGCGATTAGGGCAGCACAAAGAACTGCCAATACTGCGATCATCTTCTTCATATATGTTTATTTCCTTTCGTTACTACACTTTTTATAACTACCTTAACACTCATTAAGTTTGTTATAGATTGATGTGATTCAAAGATACACATTCAATCATGTACGTGGACAATATACCGTTAAACACCAAAAGTGTCAACGAATTTTTTCCAGTGATATATAGTTTTTACTTTTTTGAAAACTACGACGTTTTTTAGACCATATATACGCACAAAAAAAGCCAAACAACTTAATGTTTGACTTTAAATTTGGTACCACCGGCCGGACTTGAACCGGCACAGGATTTTACTCCCTGCGGATTTTAAGTCCGCTGTGTCTGCCTATTTCACCACGGTGGCACTATTAAATTGGTGGGTATGGAGGGAGTCGAACCCCCACGCCTTTCGGCGGTTGATTTTGAGTCAACTACGTCTGCCATTCCGTCACATACCCGTAAATCATCAAACTCATCGTGCTTCCTACCTACACTACGCCTCCTCATTGATTTGAGAGAGTGACGGACCTTGAACCCGTCCCTATGCGTTTGAAAAATGGTAGCCTCATGCAGAATCGAACTGCCCAGAACGCCAATCGAGCGATTATAGAGATTATAAGTCTCCCCATGCACCTTACATCTTGAGGCCACTAAATGGTAGCGGGGGGAAACCGGCCAGATACCAGACTTCTGACACCCCGCAAAATTGTTAAAGAACTAAAATGGTAGCTGGTATGGGTGCTGACCCCACTTAGAAAATCTTATGAGGATTCTCCGTTTACCGAAACCCCAGCCATTAAAATTGGTAGCGGAGGTGGGAGTCGAACCCACCATAGCTTTCGCCGTGGTTATGAGCCACGCTAGCGTCCCTCGGCTTGTCCCCGCAGTCCTATTAAATTTTAAAGAACCAAATTGAAATTGGGTCGGATGTATCTATTGAACACTTTATCCATCCGACAAACAAAGTGTACCATGTACTAGCCCCGCAACCAAGAAGTTTTTTAAGAGATCTTCAATACTCTAGGGGTTGTGGTTTAACCCTCCACCATGTTGTTTACGAGAAACAACCAAATTGGTAGTCCATAGGAGAATCGAACTCCTATTAACAGGTTGAAAACCTGCTGTCCTAAACCATTAGACGAATGGACCGTTAAAATTGGAGCAGGTCCGAGGAATCACACCTCACCAACTCACTAGAATGTGAGCATGCTCTCATTACATCTGACCCGCGTTAAAATTCTGGAAGGACTCCTGACTACCTTCAATTTTCACAATACTACATGCATTCGTCCACAGTCCACATGGTCAATTACTCCGTGTGTTGATGACTGGTGGGCCTTATTTTCCCCACAACGACCTACGATATATCAGATATTATATTAGCTACGATGTCGTTACGCTTGGATTTCGGTTGATCGACCTAGATCCGCCATAGACTTGCCACATAGTATTATTACTCATACCTTGCCTTGGTTCTTCACCTCAGCAGTGCGTTACCCCTATAAGAAGAGTTATTCCGCCACTAGAAATTGTCAAAGATCTAATATACCCTAGAGTATATATAGAGTGTTGAACTTGTCAACACAAAAAATTTGGTGCGTCCGGCGAGACTTGAACTCGCAACCAACAGATTAAAAGTCTGCTGCTCTACCATTGAGCTACGAACGCGTTTGTTTAAAGATCATCATCTTCGTACCTAGAATTCATACCACAGAACCTAGCAACCATCAAGAGAAAAATGATGTAAATTGTAAGTCCGATAAGAAGTCCAAGTGCCAGTTTCATTATGGATACATCCTACACCGAGAATGTTGTTCTGTCAACTGTTTTTGTGAGAATTTTCTTTGATCCAATCAAGACGGTGTTTGTTCACCCAATCTGTTAGTGCTTTTTCAAATCCAATATCAGCGTTGGCTTTTTCAGATTCGATCCACTTGTGTTTAAGAATTTCATCCCGTATCTTAAGATATTTTGCATATGAAGATGTCGGTTTGGAACTCATACTCAAATAAATAGTTGTTCGTAACAAAACCGTTACATTTGAATGTATAAATAAAATTGGAGTTCCGTGTTGGATTTGCACCAACCTAATGCTGTTTTGCAGACAGCCGCCTAACTACTCGACCAACGAAACATAAAGTGGGGTGTACGGCGGGATTCGAACCCGTATCTGCCAGACTCACAATCTGGGGCATTAAACCAGTTATGCTACATACACCATTAAAAATGGAGCCTCCAGCTGGTATCGATCCAGCGTTTCATCATTACCAATGATGTGTAATACCTTTATACTATGAAGGCAAAAGTGGTACTGCCGGTAGGAGTCGAACCTACAACCTTCTGATCCGTAGTCAGATGCTCTAATCCAATTGAGCTACGACAGCATTATAAATTGGCGCACCCGGAGGGACTCTAACCCCCAACCTTTCCGGTAGAAACGGATGGCTCTATACAATTGAGCTACGAGTGCGTTAAAATTATTAGTTATGCATATTACTACCAGCTCCATATCCATTTTGTAATTTTGGAGTATTTAAGATTTCATCTTTTGGATCTGGATACACACTGAAAAAATAATGAATGTCATCATTCTTTTTATTTGTGGAATATAATAAAAAATTTACATTACCATTTGGATGTCCTCTACCGTCAAATATATAATAATATTCAGGATCAGTGCCAGATAAGGCTGCTTTTGGCACATCTTTAACATATTTAAAGAACACCTCCGAAGATATTCTATATACATTATCATCATCACCTAATGTATTTTGCATCCACATAGCCGGTTCTGTAGAATCATCACCCAATCCAAATTGACATATTAATCCTACACAATTACCCAAATATTGTTCTTTTAGTAAACTTGATAATTTAATCATAACTATAAATATATCAAACTTATTTAAGATGGTAGGCAATCACGGTTCCGCCCCGTGGTCTTTCGATTATCAGTCGAATGCTCTACTATTGAGCTAAATGCCTATTAAATGGCGAGGGTAGCCGGATTCGAACCGAGCAAGTCTGCACAGTGACAGTGTGCTATGTTAGCCAATTACACTATACCCCCATTAAAATTAATCACCAACACGATAGTTAGCTCATAGGCATATTCGGTTATTGTTCGTCGTCAACAATAATCCCGCTATCTCTTTTACCACACGACCTGCTTCATAGAGTTGGTGAAATTGGTGCAAGTGATGGGATTTGAACCCACAACCTTTCGGGTAAGAGCCGAATACTCTGATCCAGTTGAGTTACACTTGCATAAATGGTTTTCCTAGGATTTCACAGTTGTTCTCTTGTTTCGTGCCCTACTCCAAGATCTATCTAGTTCCGCCAGGTGCACCGAAATTTTGGTATCACCTGTAAAATTTGTATCTATTATTGTCAACGAACGATAAACATCTTACCACACTTTATTGTTCCGTCAACAATATTCTTAAAAAAATTTTAAGTACTAACTGGTTTCTTTGGATAAGGTTGAACTGGTTTAACCAAGTTTGCCAGAATGTTCTTTCCTTCACTAGAGTTTGTACCGGATAAAATGTAAATATACTTATGTTTACCGTAATCAATCCGTAATTCAAACGGACTGTCAGGATTTGTTTTTAAATCACGAACTGCATCTCCAGCAGTTTTAAATCCATATTTTTCTATCTGCGGTTTTCTATTAACCCATCTATCTTCATTTTTATCCCACAAACGTTTTCTAGTTCTACTCTTACCTAGATAAATTGCGTTTGTAGCTTGATATACAGTGCCAGTGTGTCCTTGTTCACTATCAGACCGAGTAATAATTACTTTTACTTTAGGATAATTTTGTTTGATCGTTTTATTACCTAATCCAATTACGTATGATGCCAAATTATTTTTTAATTCAGGTATTTCTTTCACTTCTGGTTTTAGATATAATCTTAACAATTCTAATAATTCATTCTGTTTAAGTAAACTATTACCTTTATCATCCACAGCTATTTCTTGAAAATCTTGTGGCTTGGTAGTCTGTCCATATACAATAACCCCAACCATATCTACATTGCCATCAGGCATCTTGTACATCACACCATAATTAACAGTAACCGCTGTTGGATACTTCTTTAGATAATGTTTGTTTATAAAGTCTATAACCTCAGACTTACTCTTTGGTTCTAGATATACACTATCTTTTAGAGATTCTATCAACAAACTCTTAAATGTTATCATATCGTATAAATAGTAAACATTGAGGATTTCACGGGGGATAATTACTTCTAGAGAGTAAGTCCCAAACGGCTGTATAGCCTTACCGTTCCACATTTTATACTCCTTCACCAGAGGGAATCGAACCCCAGAGAAATGTGTCTATCTCAAAAATCACGACATGAATCACGACATGATGACGCGATAGATAAAAATTAGTCCAATAAATTGATATCACGTCACAATCTATTTCAAAAAAGTATTCTGAACAAATCAACTTTATATGAGTGGTAGCTGCACCCACTCTCCGTCTTCCCAAGTTTCTCGTCTGGCCACATCTAAGGGCATCCACTTGGATAGTTGATATCGGAGTATAGAGGCAATAACTCTTTGTTCAGATATGAACAATCCTTTACAAGTCTTGTTCAAAAAATGGCCCGATAGGTTGGTAACGCTCCAACGTCCCTTCGTCTTCAGCGAAGTGCTAATACTATCTCAGCTACTACCGGATTATAAATTAAATTGACAAGTCAAAGGAATCGAACCTTTTCGGAACAGCAGCATCACTGCTCCTTTACCACGCCCTGCGCACTAGCACCTGTCAAAGTAAATAACAGAGTGGTTTTGAACCAATCCCATAGAGAATCGTGCATCTTGCCTGGCGTCAAACTCCAAGCCTTCATTGCTAATTCGATCTATACACTCTGTCAAATCGTTTTTTGATACATTAAAATCTAATATCATCAGTGGAATCGTCAAATCTTTTCTCTAATGGAATTGGAACTCCATCGTCATCATAAGTAATCAACTCCGCTGATTTAACTTGATTTGGGTTAAAAACTGCATATACAATTCCTGTACCCGAATGAATTTTTCCTTCAAATCCACGATTTTCAATTTGAATAAATCCTGTGTATCCTTTGTTCTGAATCCATTCTCTTAAAGACAGCCACTTTCCACCATTTCGGAAAGCCCATAATTCTATAATAGACCAAGAAGATTCATCAATAGCTTGATATACAGAATCTATAACTTTAACTTTATTAGAGTCGTCGTATCGTCTATAATCTGGATCTCTCCACGCCCATTCATGTTCATATTCATCTGTTAATTCTTGAGGTATGTAGTGTGTTGGATTATCCGTTCCAGACATTCCGAATAAAGAGTATTCTGTTCCAGGCATCATTCCATTTTCTTTCTCTTTTTGAAGTTGCCATTCATAACATTTTTTTATAACAGATTTTAAAAACTGTTTCGTTTTTGAATCTCTCAAATCAAAGAAATTGGCTTTTAGATAAACTTTGTAAATTTTACTATTTTTACCGAACGACGTTGTACCTTGTCCTGTCTCTTTTTTATAAATTTCCGCATGTTCTTTATTATCAGTAAAATATAACGCTCCTCTTTTTGAGACTCTAAAATTGTTAAAGGATTTATCACCTATAACAGTTCCGTGAAATAAAGGTCCGACAGTATAACCTTTACTATTTGCTGCTTTTTTAACGTCGGCTTCATCCCATTGAGATTCCACAATTAGAGATTTAAGTTTAATCATATATCATATAAATATAACAAATCAAAAAAACTAATCTGCATGGTTGGAATTGAACCAACGGCCCGTGCTTATTCACACTTTTACGGTGTCATTTACCATCATAGTGAGCACTGATCTACCTCTGAACTACACACAGATTAAAATGGTGGGGTATGTAGGTAACGCGCCTACCGAGCCTTTCAGCGCCAGATTTACAGTCTGGACCATCTCTTTAATGGTATAATACCCCGAAAAATTTAACGTCATATGTTTGTTTCACCATATGACAGTGACTGAGGTTCTTCTTTCACCGTTACGTTCTAGTTATCCTCACCTATGCACAGGTAGAACGGCTTTAGTCACTTCAGAAGATGGCTATTCGATGTTGGGTTACGGGATGACTTACACAGTCTAATTATAACCTACAGTCAGATATCTTGTTGTAGATCAACCCACTCACTCTCCACGACTGCCTCACTTGCAATTGAAGCATCTTTCTTCAGCATCGTGAGTCTGCTGACATCGAATAAAATTGGCTCCAGAGGAAGGGCTCGAACCTTCAACATTTCGGTTAACTTCAGCCTTGTGAGATTTGCACTCTCTATTAAATAGTACTTTATAGCCCACAGCCGAACGCTCTACCATTGAGCTACTCTGGAATTGAAAATGGCTCTCGGAAAAGGAATCGCACCCTTATCATTCGGGTAACAACCGAAGGTAATACTATTCTTGGGGTGCGTTGCACTTCCGTTCTGATTTCAACAGACTCTCTTTCAAAAATGTTTACTGGATTTCACAATTGTTCCACTTACTAATCACAATCTCGTCAGACTGTGATTTTCAATGTCTATCAGTGTCAATACATTACTTACTACTTCATCACCTTTTATTGATCGGATTCGAACCGATACTTCCACCGTATCGTGGTGTTGTTCTACCATTTAAACTACGTGTGTGTTGCCTTCACCTAATGTATTTGAAAATTGGCATGGACGGTGGGTAACGCTCCCACATTAGGCAGTTTTGGAGACTGCTACATTTCTTGTCTGTCACGTCCATATTAAAAATGGCAGCCTCACTCGGAGTCAAACCGAGTTCTCCGGATTGAGAATCCAGAATCCTATTACATTCGTAGACGATGAGGCCATTACATGAGAGTTTTGATGGAACGCATCAACATCGGTCATCTACCGATACTCTCGAAAAAGTGAGCCTCCAGTCAGGTTCGAACTGACAAAGGATTATTAGTCCATTCTCGATTACAAATCGAGGCCGATAGCCAATTCCGGTCATGGAGGCATAAAAAATTTTCACTTACTTCCAATGGATTTTTCACCTATCGTTGGTAGCCATACTATTCCCAGTACGACCGGCGTCTCCTATTCCTTGGCCCGCCTCTACGGTGTTTTGATAAGTTCAAAACTTCAAAAAACTCAAGGACAACCGTGTGCCGTCCTTCATCATGTAAACACTCTATCACCGACTTCCCTCGCCGTCAACAAAAAACCGTCACTTTTTTAGGGTGACGGTTGATATTGTTCAAGAAAGGTAAAAGATGAGTCAGAGTACACAATATCAGCCGTCAACACATTCACAATCTCTTGTAAATGTATTCCAGCGTTTAATATTGGTATACAAATGGTTCATTTTCAAGTATAAATATACGTAAATTTCGAAAACATCAATTTATTTGTATTTTTCCACCTTTTATTACAAACGTATGTGGTTGTTGATCATTCAACTTCGCAAGTGTGGCAGGATCTTTGAACGCTGCACCAATCGATCCCATGAACTCTCCAAGTTTGGCTTGTAACGATGACAAAAACTTCTCTGCAGCACCTTTAACGTTGGCAACAACTTTCTTAACGGCATCTACACCACGTTGTATAATTCCAGCTTCACTTATTCCCGCCAACTCCATCAAACGTGGATGACTGTACTCGACACTTTCTTTTCTCCACAAATCACTACCTTTAGTCCACGAACTAAACTTTTCCATACCACTAAATATTTTATCAATAGTAGAATCAGGAACACCTTGTGTAAGTTGACGAACACGTGTGGCAAGATCTATCTGTAATCCACTCACTTTAGTGCTTGTAATGTCAACCACATCAACTTTGTCACGGGTAACATTATAACTTACCTGTTGTACTTTACTAATAACCACACCATTGTGTGTAAATTCACAATTTGATACAACTAATTGGTTACTAGAATTAGTTTTAACGGTTCCAGTTATTGTACCATCTTCTCCCAATATGTCATTAAAATCTCTAAGTGAATGGGTTTTCATAGAAACATTGGCCGACATCTGTGTTCCTTTAAATGATTGTTCCTCCAACATTCTATTCAACTTAGCCAAGTTAACGATACGACGAACGGTGTCATCACCTTTAAGATTCTTGATTTCATCCATCGCACTTTGAAAATCCGCATAAGCAGGATCATTCATCAAATCTGTAGGAGCAATACCATGATCCGCATGTGATATGGCTCTAGCACTATCTTTATCCAAAAATTGAGGATCATTCACATCCATTCCCATATCAGCTACCGCTTGACTAATTCTATCTTTCAACGTCTCATCATTCATGTTATTCAACCGTTCCAAATTATCCAGTTGATCACGTAGATCATCAGCATCACCCACGTTACTTGCATCCATATCAATACCCAACTTTTCAAATATATCATTGAACGCATCCGGATTTTGTGAACTCTCAAACCCAGCAACTGCACTTCCAATCAAAGTCAAAACCATCATCGCTAAACGAATCTTGATGAATGCCAACTTTGGATTCTTGGCAAAAAAACTAACAACCTTTCCAAGAATACTCAACACCAACCCCTGTTTCTTATCTTTTGATTTGTTCTTTAACGACTCAATAGTGGTTGCTAATTTATTTGCAGACGCTGCATAAATTTTTAAAGAAGCATCATTCAACGCACTACCGGTCTTATTCACTGCAAATGAAATCAAATCACTTGCCTTTTTACCAGCATCCTTAATATTAAACTCATTGATCTGACGACCCTCTTTCAACAAAAAAGAATAATCATAAAATTCATTAATGGCACGTTGCGTATCAACATCAATATTTTCAACAAGAAGAGGTTTTAACTTGATCATATATCATAATAAATATAATCAATAACGTGAATCCATCAAAGGTGCAAAGTTATTTCGTATTGTCTGTAACAACTCAATATCTTTGCTGACTACTCCCAATCCATACGAATTGGTGAAATTTAATTTTGGTTCTTGTATTTCATGAAACCATTCTTTCACCGAAAGCCATTCAGTGCACGTATCATGTAATAACACCACGCCATTTGGTTTCAAAAATTTTGTCCATTCACGATAATCGTGACTTACAGCATCATACGCATGATATCCATCAATATGTAAAATATCAATTGGCAAAGTCCAATCACGTAATGCATCATCAAATGACATGTGCATTATATTAACATTGAACAAATCTAACACATTTATATGCTTCATCACTTCAATTTTAGTCTTTTCATCTCGGTATCCAGTATTAGGATCTCCTCTGAACCAATCAATACCATATACAGTGCCTATTCCACAAACAGCAAAACTAAACGTACTACACCCAGAATCAACACCCAAATCGACCATCACTGATGGATTTTTGTAACGCATCAACCAATCGGCAAATTTACTGTGTCCCGACCATACACTGGGTACAAATTCTTTTATATAATTACACTTTTCTTGTATTGTCATTATTGTTTTATATATATCAATATGACCGAAAAAACTAAAAAGATTACTGAACATAACGAACTTATCGCAACCAGAGTACCACCCGGAGATAGATGGACACTCGTTTCAGACGCACGAAAAGTAATCTATGGCAGCATCACCGACGCTCTTGAAGCCTATTTCAACTACTGCCAATTCAAAGGCGAATACAGACTCGCCCCACTCGAAAGCAAACTATTCGCAATAAAAACCGTAGAGGAAGAAGTTAAGCCAGAACCGCCTAAACGTCTCAACCTCTACGGTGATAGACCCGAATAAGTTAGTTACTTTTTCTTCTTTTTATAAAACATCTTCCAAGCAGTGGCATACACCACGCCCAATCCCTTTTTCTCACCATACTGTTTAACAAAACGCTCCTTGTTGGCTTTAACCCACGGTTCCATGCCAGGAGGAGCCTTCTCTGTCAATATATCTTCTTCCAATTGACCACTCGAAATCGCCTCTTCCCATGTCTCACTCATATAAGGCTTCTCACCACCATGACTGCCACGATATCCATGAACTTGTCCCAACAAACCTTCCAACTCACTATCGTTGTTAACAATATCCTTCTCTTCTTGGGAAATATTACGATTCTCTATAAAATCGTTGACCTTCTCCGCATCTTGAAACATTCCTTCATAATGATCACCATTAGGATCTTGGTCGTTATCAACCATTTTCAAGTGAGTTTTCAACGAATCTTTAAGATCATTCAACCACTCACCAACATGATCCTCCGCAGAATCCATCGGCTCATATTCATCATAATCAACAGCGCCAATCTCATTAATAACTTCATCGACGCTCTCTCTAATAAGTTTCTTTAGTTGTTCTCTGTTCATAAAATTATTTCTTTAAATTTTCAAAATCCAGAACAAGATTTAGACGATCAATCTCCAATTGCGTCTTTTGTTTCAAAATAGGAATAACACGTTCGTAATACTCATCTTCACTTTCATCGTCTTTCTTAGGAACATAAAACTCCAATTCCTCAATTTTATACGATAATTGCTTTATACGTGCAATAATATTTACAGCCTTTGATAAAGTACTCGCAGGCTTCATCTGTGCCAACTTTTCATCGTCAGCTTTAGACTTTGCATCCTTATCAGCCTGTTGTTGCTTAAACTTCTCAGCAGCAGCACGTATCGCAGCGTTGTATCCCATGGGACTGCTACGAATACGACTCTCAGCGATAACTTGCTTGATTACCTCTTTCAATTCATTTCTCGTCATATGATTTATAAATATGACACAAATAATAAAATCCCTCTTTTTTCAAAGAAGTTCCACTCCAATTACATAACTGTTCTCGATATTCCTCAATACCTTGACTTTATCAGTACTACACAACTGTTGCAACGCAATGCAAACAAACTCACTGTCCCCACCAACACACGTCAGTTCCAAATAATCAAATCGTTCATGAATTATACATTCGGTCACACCATAATGCGTCTTTAAAGTTTGTACGATGGTCTCTCTCATATATAATAAACATACACCAAATCATAACCATCGTCAACTTATTATAACCCAGCCGTCTTGTAGTCCATCTTTACATCACCACGATCAATCAATAACTTGCGGTTTGCCATATGCTTATCACGTACACTTTCCTTGTTCTCACCCATATACTTTACAGCATAGTTCTTAGCAATCAACTGTTCATTCAATACTTCCTTGGTATCAGGATTAACAATCTCACCCAATAGTCTTCCAAACTTCTCACGCCCACTATCATCAGTACCCTCACTAATATGTGTACGTATAATCACCTTGTTCTTACACGCAGCCACAAACTTCTTACAAAAATCCTTGCTGGCCATTCCAAATACCTTCTCCACTTTGTCGCTGGTTCTACTCTCAGGTGTATCAACTCCCAATAAACGAACTTTCTGGTTCGTAAACATCACGTCAAAACCCAAATCAATGTCAACAACAATCGTATCACCGTCAACCACTTCAGTCACGGTAGCATTATATTCATATGGCATAATGCCACATACATATTATAAATATACCCAATCAATTCAACTTCTTTATCAGCTTGTGCGCAGCGTTCTCACGCATATAACGGTTAAAATCAACCACCATCTTACGACTCTTCAACCGAGCCTCAATCTCCCAAGGAGCAGTAAAGTAATCCATATGAGTCTCAAAAGTGTCATACTTCACACCGTTAAACTCATACGTCATATCAGCATCATTCTTGCCAAAAGCCTTCAAACGACCATCACGATGCTGCGTCACATGAATCAACTCATGAGCAACACTCTCCACAACCAAATCACCACTAATACCCTCCCGGTTGCTAAGAGAAACACAATAACGTTTACGACGACCACCAGGCATCTCTACACACGCAACCGTCTCAGTGTCACCATACACATTCTCAACACCCTCGTTCTCATTCAACTTCGTAGGATCAACAAAACGCAAAACAACCTTGGTACGATCAATCCCCAAAATCTCACAAAAATAACCAAACGCCTTAGTAGCACGCTTCTTGCAAATGTCGTTCATCGTGAGTACACTCTACAACAAGAGTTACTCCACGTCAACACTTTTTTGAAACTTTGCCCTCCGACAATACACCTTTCGACTGTCAATCCTACGAGTGCAAGGATTCATCTCACCCCACGTCTTCCTAACCTTTATCTTAACTTTCATACACGCCACCCTACCACAACTATAAAATAAGTCAATCACCTTTTTCTTCGTCATGATACTCAACCATAAACGTTGGGTTTTCCTTGATAATCTTGCTCAAACGCTCATCCAAACGACCATCACTCTCCTGCAACTTGGTTCTCAAATAATCCTTCAAAGCAACCAAATGCTTACACAAACTCGGCTTTCTGCGGGGATTAGTCTTGTTCGGAGGATTACCATTACACTGATTCAACGTATCTGCACCAGTATCACCCGCTTCCTGCGCAGCATTCGCATACGCCCACCTATACTTGTAATCAGGACAACTACAGTCAACCTTACACATCACATCATCCATACTACGCTTATTCTTGTACTTCACATAAGCATCCTTCTCAAACGATATACGACCAGTATGAGGACGCATCGTTGTAATGTGATCACGGTCACTCTTGTATCCGAAATTCCACTGCTCCTCATCCTCATTGGCAGTTCCAGCCAAACTACGCACCCTCATACGACTGCCACGATCAATACGACCATCGTCCGTTTGTGACAACAACTGCTTGAAACTCATCTTCTCAAACAATAATGACGGGTTTCTCAATATCTCCATTAACTTGATCATAAACAATAAATATACCCAGTTATACTTATATCACCATATTTATAAACAAATGAACGTGGAAAATATCAAAGAAGAAGCACGCACGGTATTCAAAAAGAACAAAAATCACATCCATATCATGGACGTACCAATGTTCTCACTATACATCCACAAAGACTTGCTCAAAAATACAAATATAGCAAACCAAGACTTCAATATAATGATCTATAGCATGTTTGCTATCGCAGATAAAAACTTCCCCGGACAACTTCCAAAAGATTGGCAACCAAATTACCCATCAGATGCTCCAAAAGACGAATACCTGAAAAAAGTAGAAAACTTCCTCAAAACCATATTCTCAAAAGCAAAAAATCAAATAAACGACATCGGCTTTAGTTCAGCTCACGCAAATGTCGTATTTAACGAAATGGAAGATTTAGGTACCGCTTCATACGCAGGATATATATCCTTAAACGTAAAATACGTAGACACCAGTGTACAAGATAACCCATCATTCATATCCACCATCGTTCACGAATGGGCACACCTGTTCATGTTCAATAGATCCGCCCAATTCAAAAACGCAGTAATTACTCTATACAAAGACATTCTATCCAAATCCAAAGACAAATTCAAAGATCCCACTATAAACCCTTTCGATATCGTTAAACCAGAAAAACTATCACCAACACTCGAAAACGTGATTCTAAAATACTGGACCGGTATCATCGCAAACATACCAGCCAATATATCACACCTAAAATCAACCACCATTAAAATATTCTCCAAACACCCCTTCAACTTTGACCTATACCACCACCTACCTCACCTCATAGAATTTAACGGTAAACTCAAAGACAATACCACACTGTCCACCTATAATTACGATTCCATCACACTGCCAAAAAACTCACAAGTATATATACTAAAAGGATCAACCGGCTGGATCATCGGCGCTAGACAAAATAACAAACGATACGAAATCGTATGTAAACCAAACGAACTCGAAAATTACGTCACCGGTACCAATACCCCTTCCATCCTACCAGATATACAAAAAGCCATCGCCACTTACATAAACAAAATACCACCCCAAGATCGAATATCAAACATTCCAGAAAAAATTCACGAACATATGCAATCATCATTCAAACAAATGATGTCCAATATATTCGCATACATACCCTCCAAATCAGAACTAGATGACATAAAAGATTTCACAGACGAATACATAATACCAAGAGTATATGACATGATCAATGACCCAGAAGCAATAACCCTCACCAATAGAGACAAAATATACGACTACCTATGGGTACAAAACCCCCACAAACCCTTCGGTACAAGCATACTCAAATATATCGACTCCAATATATACAAAAATATACAACTCAAAAACCTTAAACAAGACCTAGATAAACCAGACTTCACAGGCCCATTTTTCGAAAAACATAGAACAATCCTCCAAAAATTATCCAATTGGATCAACTCCTACGGTATGTCCAATAACCTTGAACTGTGGTCCACAGCAATCGAATACTTCTTCCAATTACCAAAAAATTATAGAAAAGATATAGTCAAACTCATGTATATGGCAGAATAAATACCATATATACAAAACCCCCATCAAAAAATCTACCCCGCCGCCAAATTCAGATTTAACCCAAATCAGTGCAAAAAGTACCCCATAAAAACAGGGTCATATAACCAAAATAACAGGTAAAACGCTGCGCAGCGTATATATAAAAGTCCCCATAGAATTTTTACCATGTTGGGGGCAAAGGGGGATCCCCCTGTTTTTGACGCGTAAAACAAGGGTATGGGTGGGTAGGGGACACCCCGGTTTTGTCAAGTAAAATAAGGGGGTGCCCCCGGAGGGGTCATTATTGAAAGTACACGTCCGGCCATTTGCCGGAATAGGTTCCCGTGACGGGACACCTTTTCAAGTGTCTTACCCCAGCCGCAACAGCCATGTGGCAGACCAGCGATAGCCACCGGCAGATAAACCGCCGGTCCCCGGTGGTTTGGATGAAGGATCGAATCCCTCAGCCGTTCCGCTGCGAGTGAATGAATGGTGTTCTTCATAGGACGAGGACAGTCTAGGTTGTTCCATGTGGAACACAACACTTTTTTTCAATTATTTTGAGTAGTCAGCGTAGGTGACGGAGTGGACAACTGACGCGTAAAACTTTTGAGGTTGACAAAGATGAGCGACGGTGGTAAACGGGTCTGACGCGTAAAACTTTTGAGGTTGACAAAAGGCCCGTGGACGTATCCACGGGTTTGATTACCCCGTCACTCTAGTGAGTCCCCATCGAGGACTTCCACCCCGGTGTAGATGACTATCTGCCCGGTGTTGTCGAAATCGACCTGACAACCAAGTGCTTGAAGTTGTCGGGTCAGCTCAAGAATCTGCCTTGTTTCGTCCATGGTAGTGTTTGAGTAGTCAATAACCAACGGACCAGACCCTACCAGACATCATCGAACCGTCAATTGTTTTTTCACAATTTTTCCTACCGGGGGACGCGTAAAACTAATGACCTTGACCAAGTAGAGAGCCGATGGTAAACGAGTCTGACGCGTAAAACTTTTGAGGTTGACAAAAAAAATACTGTTTACCAGATGAGTGATAAACAGTATCTTTGTGTATTAGAAGTCCATTCCTCGTTCTATCTTATCTGCACAACTATTGCAATAAGCGTAGTGTGGTTGAATATTGACCATTCGTTCACAACCTCGACATTTCTTATTGACGTTGGTTTTCTGGCAATGGTGATAGAACGATACCATTTCAGGATCGTCCATTTCGTCCCAAGTGCCGAAGTTATCATCGTGATAAATAGGCATAATAGTAATAGTAGTAGTGTAACCGACGTTGATGGAAAGAACAAACCGACGTTGAAACTGTCTCAAATCGAAATCTGGTTGTCTACATTTATTTCAAATTATTTTTACCGGGGGACGCGTAAAACTTATGTTCTTGCCAAAAGCGTTCGACTGTGGTAACGGCTGACGTAAAACTTTGGGTGTTGACAAAGATGGACAACGATGGTAAACGAGTCTGGATTGTGGTAACGGCTGACGCGTAAAACTTTTGGGGTTGACAAAGTTGACCGACGATAGTAAATGAGTCTGGATCGTGGTAACGACTGACGCGTAAAACTTTGGTGATTGACAAATCGTGGGTTTTTATCAAGGAACCCACAAACCTTTGTCGATTTACTACTACTCTACTACCCCTCTATTACTAGAGGAGAAATTGATAAACAGGGGTATTTGTGATATTGATACCCCTCTAGTGATAGTGGGAGTTATTTAGATACTTTACGTTTGGCACTACGAAGTGCCATACCTCTCATGGGTGTGACAGTATCTTCTGTTCTAAATCCTCGACGTAGTTCCCAATCACGGAACTTCTTATTGAAGTCTTCGATATTGATACGAGTATCAGTATGTCCAACGGTATCAGTAACGTAGTTTTCTCTTTTGAAACTTGGTTTGTGCATTGTAGTAGAATAGTAATTGGGTTTTTAGGATTACCCACAACCTTTTATGGATACGGTGAATGCTGTGATGATTCACACCTGTAGATACCACAAAGTATTTACAAGTTGACGCAATATCCAAAGTGATAAAGTAACGTGGGTTTTTATCAAGGAACCCACAAAACCTTTACCTATGAACCAACAAACAACACTAACCTACCTATTCCCGAAACAATTTATCGAGATTTAGAACCTCGGTATTTATGTTCCGAAAAGTGATTTTGAGGATACTATCCATCGAAAACGTAATAACACTACGTTTGAAAGGTTTGATACTCGCGGGTTTATTGATAAAGGTCTTGAGAACTTCAACCTCTTTATCTGTTAGACGAATACCGTTATGGTAGTATGTATTGTTGTAAGACCGGAATGGGAAATACTGCAGATATTTCTTGGTATGGTCTTTCTTTGATTGACAAAGGGCAAGTGCATTACCATTAGTGTCATGCTCATGGACATACCATATTTTACCGGGAACATAAACGGGTTGTTCAATACCCGCCTCTTTCATTCGACGGATGATTCCGTCGAGGTAGTTGATATTTACAAGTCCATTCCGACGGGACCGTTTGGTCGCGCCGACAAATGGGTTGTTGGTTTTTCTGGCATCAACCTCGACTTCCGTTTCCATGGAGATAAACCGGCAAGCGGTTCCCAAGGTGCGGAGGTAGTCTGGCAGACTCTCGACTGGAACTTTCTGGGTAGGTAGGTTTTTCATATCGACGGAGACACAGTAGCCCGAAACCGTGTTTCCGTCAAAACATTTCGCCACTTTTCTCCAACTATTTTCACCATGACCACCACCGTCCCGACGCGTAAAACTAATGACCTTGACAAAGTTGAACGACGATGGTAGACGAGTCTGACGCGTAAAACTTTTTGGATTGACAAAAGACCCGTGGACGTATCCACGGGTTTGATGTCAACCTATGCTGTTCTCGTCTAACACCTCAACTCCGGTGTAGATGAGGAGTTGGTTGTTGTTGTCCATCCCAACCTCACAACCAAGTTGATGGAGTTGTCGGGTCAGCTCAAGGATCTTTCGTTTCGTTTCTTCGTCCATGGTAGTATTTTTAGGTAGTTCGGTAACCGACGATGAGACCCTAACACAACCACCAACGGAGTAAATATGTATTTTGAACTATCTTTGACCATGTTCCGCATGGAACAACAACCTGACGCGTAAAACTTTTGATCTTGCCAAAAGCGTTCAACTGTGGTACCGACTGACGCGTAAAACTTTTGGGGTTGACAAAGTTAGGTACTGTCTATCCGGTTATTGATAAACAGTACCTATGTTAGTGATTTATCACACTTTTCGTTCGTAAATGTATGTACATACAGTATCAGGTAGTGGATGTGACATACCATGTGTCACTGCTACTACATCTCGACCTTCTCGTCGTGCGTCTCTTATGTAATTGAATATAGCAGTAGATTCGTGTTCCCATAGATATCTGTAGCCAGTGCAATTCTGACGACAATGAAACATAACTCCGTTCCGTACATAGCCCCGTTTTATTGCACTACGGTATTGCAGTGTCACACTTTTGATCATGTCTTCTGTTACACAGTTGTAATAATACAGAGATTTGTTGTATTTGTAGGACGTAGGGTGATAGTGAAACGTGGGTTTGACAGTAGCAGTATCAGTCGCAGTGGCGGTAGCAGTGGCAGTAGCGGTAGCAGTGGAGTTCATACGGTAGTAGGTAGGATGTGAACCGACGATGAGACCCTACCACGTCCATCAACGGTGTAAACATGTATTTGCAACTATCTTTGACCATGTTCCACGTGGAACAACAACCCGACGCGTAAAACTTTGGTGGTTGACCGTATTGACCAACCATGATATTGATTGGGGAGGGGGTTCGATCTGACGCGTAAAACTTTTGGGGTTGACAAAAGTGAGTGGGGGGTGTACCCCCACCCCTCTCCTACTAGGATATCTTACACACTTGTGGAGTCAGTTCTCTCCAATTAGACTCTCCACTACGGTATTTCCATTGACCATTGTCAAATAGATATTGATAGTCACACCACCCTTTGTTTCGTGACATCTTGTATTCAATGTCACTACTGACAGTCTGTTTCTCGTTACCCATCTCATTACGTTCCCGAAAGTAAAACACACAAACATTGTCTTGTGATTTACCAAACGTGTGAGGTTTATCAGGAGAAGGATCAATTTGTTCTCCCAACGAACTAATGTTACCGTTATCCAGTAACTTGTTGATAATCTCCTTGTTGTTGTAGTGATTCAACAGAATCCTACCATTATGTTCAGGATAACCGTCCCAATGACAATAGACATAGGTAACTGTATTATCTTCGTTGACAATACCAATGTGTGAACGAGTTGACATAGTAGTTTAGTAGTGTAATAGTTTATTGTGAAATGTAACCGACTCCGAGTTTCAAGAACGGACTGACAATATCAAAGAAAAGGTCCGTGTCAAACGTAATCCGACCGTCCAAGTCAAAACCGTACCCTTCCAAGACACGTCGATCAAAACCCACGGTGTCAAGAGTTTTCGAGTGGTAGATTCGGAGACCCCGATACCCCTCCCAATAGGGTGAGAGGAACAGAAACGTACCATCCTCCAATTTGACATGGAGGACACCTTCATGGGATTCAATCTTGTGAGGGAAACGGTATTCATGTTGAGTCGATAGGATGTTCTGATAAAGACGGTCCAAGTAGGACATGACCCGACACTACAGACCCCCATAGGGTTGTCAAAACTTTTTTCAAAAAAGTTCCACATGGAACATCCTCACCGACGCGTAAAACTTATGTTCTTGACACCAACCACGGTTTCTAATCTAGTCCGACGCGTAAAACTTTTGTCCTTGACACCATGAACCAACCGTGATACTCACCATCACAACTTCTGACGCGTAAAACTTTGAGGGTTGAAAAACTTGTGAGGGTTTATGGTTTACCCCCAACCTTTTGTATTGACTTTCAGATAATCCCGAGTGCGATCAACGGACTCGGACATCCATGTTCACACGTTCCATCCGGTTCCACTTCACAACCTTCCGTGCAACAAGCCGGAACCACGCTGTCATCACAAGCCTCTGTGATGAACTCGGTTACGTCGTCGTACCCATAACTCTTGGCCAGTTTGGACAGTTTGATACGATACGGGTTGGACTTCTCAACACGCTTTACAATGTCGTTCAAGTTGCTCATGTCGATGTTTAGGTTAGTTGGTTCAGTACAGTTGTCAATCCACAATCAAAAACTTTTTGCGTCCAATCCTCGCCACTTCATCCAACGCTTCAGCGTTCCATTCTCCGTTGAACTGTTTGGCCTGCCATCGAATCACCTTGGCCACGGCTGCAATCGTCGTGTGAACGGGTTTGAAGTGCGGCAGACCAAAGCCATACAACATCGAATCGTCCGTTGCGGAAAGATCCAGCGTTGGATTCTGTGCGGCTTGAAATGCTTTTTGGAATTGTGCAAGTGTCATGTCGGTGAATAGGTTAGGTGGTTTTAGAACAAAGTCAATGGGTAGTTTGGCAAAAAGAGAGAGGGGGGTGGTGGTACTCCTCTAGTGGGGGTGGGCATCCACCCCTCTCTCTATGGTGAGTCAAGTCACATAACACGGTAGTGGTTTTCCATCGATTTCAACAATGATGACACCAGAACCACCATCATGTTTGGCCTGTTCCTTGGATTCCTTGGCCTCCGCTTCGGTGGCATCACGAAGGAAACTGCCGTCAAAATAAGCGTGCAGTTTCAACGTGTCAATGTCGGTTGGGATTTCATCGTAGAGTTCCCGATAATCCTGTCGGATAAGGTCGTAGAGTTCGTTCATAACGGTGATGAAACTAGGATCAACCGGCCCAGATGTCAATCCACCTTTTTGCGTTTTTCAACTTTTTTTCGGTGGGAAAACCGATTGACATACTCTTCATTTCAGGAATGAAGTTGAAGATCGTTTCACTCCAAACTTCCCTTTCAAGGGCATAAACCAGTCCATGAGTCCTGTCAAAGTAAGTGCAGTTGCCATTGCAATCCCTGAAAACCACACCCTTGTAACTCTTGTTAGCGTTACGAAAGAATCCAACCGGAACGTAGGTTGCGTTACGCTGACACAAATCGTCTCCGGTGAAATCACGATACAGGTCCACACCTTCAACCGACTTGTCCTTGCGAATCTTCAATGAAGCCGTTTTCATTGGACTCAATCTATCAGAACTGTCACCACCGTCAAAACTTTTTTCAAACTTTCTCACCAACCCGACGCGTAAAAATAATAACCTCGACAACCACCACGATTTAGTATCCATCACCACCGACGCGTAAAACTTATGGGTTTGACTTTTTCTAAAAAACCACGCTTAAAGCGCTTGCTTATGCTTATTGCTTGATATTATCTAAAAGATTAGAGAAGCTTGATTTTGTTTGTTGAACTTGACTGCGCATCATGCGCTTGTTGCGCTAATAGGTAGTTTTAGAAAAAGTCAAGTAATTATTTTAT